AAATGTTGTCTAGCTCTAGTCAAATTATAGAAATCATCGGATCTTCCAAAGGGAGTCGAGCAGTAGTACATAGAATCGAAACAGTGGTGTGCTAGAAGCCCGTACGTAAGCTTTTCCTCATTGAGGTATAGTTGGGTACCTTTCCATGAAAATCTCTCTGTAGGAGCCACTGTAGCGTTGTTTTTAACATTTTGAACTTTATTCATATATTTCTCCTTTTATTAAAAATAAAACTTGACATTGGTTAAATAGTATGATATAGAGATAAGACCTGGCCAAGGTAGATTAATTAGTTAATTAAACTTAATATAACATAAAAGGATATATTAATCAATATGAATTATGATCATAACAAACAAGATAGTTATAATGGAATAATGGGTTCTCCTATGGATGCTAAGAAACATCCTGCCCATAAGATCTCTCATCCTCATGGTAATCATGGAACTCTACCTGACGTAGGTTCTCATGATAACTCCCATGGTAGGTCTTCTATAGGATCTCCTCTTCTTCAAGGACAAGCAGATAGTGGTAGTCCTTCTGGGATGCCTATGTAATGAAAAAGAGTAGAGGTGCTAAAGTACAACACAGTAACATTCATCCTTCATTTCCTACTCAAGGACAAGAGTCTTCTCCTCCTCAGTCTATGAGTTCTGCTCCTATGAAGGAAGGTAGAGGAATGACCCCAGCAGTAAATCAAGACCCTAATATGGGTATGTCTAATCCAGGATCCTATTCAGGATATTCTGGAGGTAATTACTCTTCAGCTCAGGATGCCTATTAATGACATACTCAACAGGACAACCCTATGGAGATAGTCCTCCTAGTCTAGGTCTATCTAAAGTAGCTGGAGTAAGTATCGATAGTTATAAACTTCCCATTAACGATGTAGACAAAGTCAGAAGGAATTTCCCCTGCTATGAAGTCAACCAATACTTCACGTTACAAGACATTCAGTCCGGAGATACTGAAGGAACTACAGACACAGATGCAGAATCACATGGCTCAGCCTATGGTAAACCCTCAGGAGAGTTCGGACAATCAGGAGGAGGTTATACCAAAACCTACAAAGCCTATAAGAATGCCTCTAGATCCAAAGGAGGAACCATCGGATCAATCAAAGCTCTTGGACGAGGACGTTAGGACGAATCCAGAGCGAAGCGGGGTAGAGGAAGGTAAATATCCCTATCCAGAAGTATTTAAGAAAATGCTTAGGGACTTCAGAAATGCGAAGTAAACAAATACATGAAGGCTATCTAATGGTCGATCATAGAGCTTCTCCTGGGCTAACTCCAGAAGAAGCTGTAAGACTAGGTTATTCTCCTGGTCTTGTTGGAGAGAACCAACTATTTGAGACTAAAACTAATCACTGTTCTCATTGTGGAACTGTAGTAATTATAAATCCTCTTCGTACGAGGGAGAGATCCTACTGTTCTAAATGTGATAAATATATCTGTGATAACTGCGGTATCAGTTCAAAACTACCAGATTATGTACATAAAACTTATATTCAACAACAAGAAGAAGGTCTGACCTTCTACGCTAATCAAGGAAACATTAATTAATGGCTAAACGAAATTTCAACACCTTTGGTGTTACTTTCCCTGCTACTGCCTTAGCTACTGCTGCAACTACCAGTGGTTATATGGCTATGGTCGGATCATCTACTACGCAAGTTACAGATATCAATGAAATTCTAATTACAGGTACTGCATCCGCATCTACTATAGGTGCATTTGCCTTTATTCCCATCTCTACTGCCCAGACTGGCGGTGCATCTGCTTTAGTCGCTCCTAATTCAGATGGACCTATGCAGTCTAATGCTACACCTGTAATTAATACAACCTTTATCGCTGCTGTTACAACGCAACCTCAAGCATCTAATGGTATTACTGCACCTAAGATCAACGTAGGTCTTAATACCTTCGGTGGAATCTTACGATGGAATGCAGCTCCTACTCAACAAATGACTTTAATAGGTAATGCTATCTTCGCTGCTGGTACTCCAGTTACCTTCGGACAAGCAATGCTTCTGAATATGTCTGCTGGTACTGGTGCGTCTACTACAGCTAACATTCATATTATCTACGAACCCTACTAATGGCTGCTTCTTTCTCCGATTCATATCAACTCGCTCAAGATCCTGTCTTCCAAGGTAGAGTCGGAGCTGGTCTGTTTACCTATTGTCAAGTAGTAGGAACAGAAGGTTGGACTGTAGCTTTTCATAGAGAACGTGCACAGTTTGCAGTACAAATCTTTAATGCTACATTAAACGCTCAAGGAATCAATCCTTATCAAGTAATGTTCTCTCATTCAGTAGCTTCAGATGTTACTGTTTTAGCTGACGCTACTATAAGTGGTACAATTCCTATTACGTCTACTGCTATAGCAGCCACTCAAGCAGTTTTAGTAACCGATACTCACATTTCTAATGCGATAGCTTCTCAGTTTAATAGTTATATAAGGGTTCCTAACGGATAATAGCCAATGGCTTTAGTCCGAACTAATGTAAGTACTACTGTTAAAGCCCCTGGTACTGCAACATCAGTTACTACAGCTAGTTTTACACCAGCTGATAATTCATTAGTAGTTGTTTTTGCTGGTCTTCAATCAAGTAATAACTCTTTAGCAGCTAGTATAAGTGGTGGTAGTCTAACTTGGACTAAACAAGCACAAGCTGGTGTAGATGTATCTAACTTTGGACATTTCAGTATTTTATGGACAGCACCTGTAACAACAGGTGCATCTATGACTGTAACAGTAGGCAACATGCCTTCAGATGGAACTGCTGAAGGTATAGTCCATGTTTTCTATTATACAGGACATAATACCAGTACACCTGTAGGAGGAACTGCTTCTGCAACTGCTGCTTTTAACTCGGCAGTTAATTTAACATTAAGTTCAGCTCCTGCTACGACATCAGAAGTAATAGCAGGTGCATCAGATGATACAGGTTCTGGTGCAGCTAATATTACAACAGGTACTGGTTGGACACAGCAGACACATGTTAGTGATACTGCTAATACTGATTCTCAGACTCAGACTAGAACAAGTTCAACATCTACAAACGTATTATGGAATAGTAATGCCGCTGGTACCAATGGATGTGCCGTTGCAATAGAAATTGTAGTCGCTACAGCTGCAGGAAATCCATTTGTAAATAATACAGATTTACCCACCAGGGGATTTGTCTATTCTGAATGGCAAAGGTGGACAGAGAGTGGACTAACTACTCTTCCTACTCCTACAGTATTAACTCAGACTTTAAGAGTTAAAAGTGATTTTCCTAATCCTTATCCAGTAACATGGTATAGATCTTGGGAACATAGAGGAAATTCTTTACTTCCAAGACCAACACCATTTCGCCCAATAGATACATATGCGTTTCTACCGATATATTACAATGTTAATATTTGGCAGGAAACAGGTAACTCTAGTCTTCCGATACCTCTGACTCCTCAAGGTCAGCCGTTTAATCAAGACTTAAGTCAGAATAATATACCGAATCTTACTTGGTATCAGAGTTGGACATGGTCTGGTAATTCTCTAACAGCAGTCATTAAAAGTCCATTTAGCCAAAATAGTTGGCCTAATCCTCAGCCAGTAAGTTGGTATCAATCTTGGACACAAAGTTTTCAGCTAGTAATACCATTTAATCAGACGGACTGGCCATTACCAAAGACTTATCAACCATTATTACAAACATGGTCTCAAAGTCTAAATCTATTCTATCAATCTGAGGTATTTCCTTTCGTACAGTCGGATTATCCTAATCCACAGAGAATAATTTGGTATCAAGATTGGTTTCAGAGTCTATTACAAAGTACTTTAAAACCTGCCTTTCAGGCACCATTTAATCAGTTTGATTGGCCTTTACCTAGAACATATCAGCCTATTGATCAATTCTGGTATAATGGTTTACAACTTCTACCTAGACCTACACCATTCTTCCAGAATGTAGATGCACCACTTCCTGTAATTAGTCAGCCTATCGATCAGACATGGTTACAAAATCTTCTATTATTCTTTCAGTCAAATACCTTTCCCTTCTCTCAAACAGATTGGAAGAATCCTTATCCAATATATTGGTTTAGAGATTATAATCAGAATTTAGTAATCTATCTACCTGTAGGTATAAAACCTTTTAATCAATCTGATTGGCCTCTATCTTATAGTCCACAACCTATTGATCAATATTACTATCAAGCTTTAGTTCTCAACTTACCAGAACCTCTCCCACCTCCAGAAATAATATCTTCTGGTCGACAAATAACTGAAGCAGAAGTAATGGCTGAGGTAGCGCAATGGTGGAAAAGACAAGAAGATTCAAGTTTAATACATCCATCTGAGTTTGCTCGATTAGGGGCCTCCAAAGGTGGTATAGCTAGGGCTAAAGCTCTAACTCCAACACAAAGATCTAACATTGCTACCATAGGAGCACAAACTAGATGGCCGTCCCCGCGAAGGTAAGTAAATACGCACAGAAGATTGGTAAGCTAGGGGGTAGACCTAAAAAGGAAAACCTGGCAAGCATAGGTGATAATACTATTAAAACCAGGCAAGCATCCAGTGGTCGTAGTAGGTAAACCAGGCAAGCATGCCCGTAGGATATGAAAAAATAAGAGATTCCTTTATTCGTAAAGGTATGTCTCGTAAGGCTGCTCAAGGTAAAGCAGCTAGAATATGGAATTCAAAACATAAAGGCTCACAAGCCGTAGGAAGAGGAAAATAATGGTTCAATATTTAAGTGGTCCTGATATTGCAGGATTTTACAATACAGTCGGAGCTTCGACTACAGGAACATTTAGTGCTACTCAAGGTTCAGCTACAGGAGCTAAAGGAGATTATTTAGATAGTCTTACTATAGTCGCTAGTGCTGCTCCTGGAGTATTTACTTTGTTAGATGGTGGGACTACAGTTATGACATATACTCCTGCCGCTAATTCAGCATCTAATCTATTCATTAGAGCTTATTCTAAAGTAGGAGCATGGAATGTTTCTACAGGCGCTACTACTAATGTTGTAGCAGTAGGTAAATTTACTTAAGTAGTTATGATTGTTTGGGAAATTAGTCTAGGTACAATAGTAACTACAGCTACTATTTTGTTTACTGTAGCTGGTTTCTATTGGAAACAAACTATAGATGCGGCACAAATTAAAGAAGATGTACACGATATAAAATCAGAATTAAAAGGTTTAAATAAAGTAGTAATTGATATGGCCATACAAACGCAACGCTTAGATAACCAAGCAGAACGTCTTACTTTATTTGAACGTAGATTTGATAAGGTCCTTGAATATATTAAAATACATGGTATGTCGGTAGATTAATGGGCAGACCTAAAGGAAGTCTAAATAAATCTAAGATTAAGTTATCGGATGTAAGAGCAGATCGTAAGTTCCTTGCTGAGTCTTCTTTAATAGAGTTTATTAATCTAGTTCATCCTAAAAGAGTCTTAGGTAATGTTCATAGAGAAGTAATTAGTTGGTGGTGTAAACAAGAATCTAAATCTCATCAGCTTCTTCTATTACCTAGAGATCATATGAAATCTACTCTTCTAGCTTATAGATTAGTCTGGGAGTTAACTAAAGATCCTACCAAGAGAATTCTACTTATATCCAGTACTTCTAATTTAGCTATTAAACAATTAAAGTTTATTAAAGATATTCTTACTAACGATACGTATAGAATCTATTGGCCAGAGATGGTTGAAAGAGAGGAAGCTAAACGTGAGAAATGGACAGAGAGAGAAATATCAGTTGACCATCCTCTCAGAAAAGCTGAATCTATAAGAGATCCTTCTATATTTACTGCAGGTCTTACTAGCAATATTGTAGGTCTACATTGTGATATAGCAGCACTTGATGATGTGGTCGTTGAGTCTAATGCTTATTTACAAGATGGTAGAGAGAAAGTACAAAGTCAATATTCTCTTTTATCATCAATAGAATCAGTAAATGCAAAAGAATGGGTGGTCGGGACTAGATACCATCCTAAAGATTTATATTCTAGTCTACAAGATATGGAGATTGAAGATTACGATGAATTGGGCAATGTTTCCAATGCTACCCCTCTATTTGAGGTATTTGAACGACAGGTCGAATCAGTTGGAGATGGCACAGGAGAATTTCTCTGGCCTAGACAACAAAGAACAGACGGACGATGGTTTGGATTCGACAGTAAAATCTTGGCCACAAAAAGAGCACAGTACATTAACAAAGTACACTTTAGGGCCCAGTACTATAACGATCCGCACGACATCGATTCGTCCGCAATTAAACGAGATTTGTTCCAGTACTACAACCCAGCCTTCCTCGGACAGAAAGATGGAAGATGGTTCTTTAAGAACGAACGTCTCAACGTCGTCGCAGCCGTCGATTTCGCATATTCGTCAGGGAAAAGGGCGGATCACTCAGCGATAGTAGTCGTAGGCGTAGATGGTAAAGGTAACTACTATATTCTAGATATAGATAGATTCAAAACAGATAAGATATCTGACTACTTTAATAGAATATTAAAACTACATGAGAAATGGGCTTTTCATAAACTAAGAGCAGAAGTCTCTGTAGCTCAACAGGTAATAGTCAGAGATCTTAAAGATAATTACATCAGACCTTTTGGTTTGTCTCTCTCTGTAGAGGAGTATAGACCTTCTAGATGGCAGGGGTCCAAAGAAGAGCGTATTCAAGCTACTTTAGAACCTAAATACTCTAATCTTCAAATGTGGCATTATGCTGGGGGTAATTGTCAAACATTAGAAGAAGAGCTTATATTTACTAATCCTGCTCATGACGATATAAAAGATGCTTTAGCTGCAGCCGTAGACTTTGCTGTGGTTCCTTTAGATATATTTAGAATGAAGAAAGATGCTCAAATAGTGTTTCAATTTCATAGTAAGTTCGGTGGAGTTACGTGAGCATTGTCACTCGTCTTACTAGACAGTTAGCTTCTAAAGGTGTCAAAGGCTCTAAAAACGTAGCTACAGGTTTATTAAGGAAATATGGTGAGCTAAAAGGTAATAAACTTACTAGTAAAGGTAGGAAAAGACAAGCTTTAGGAAAAGCCGGTAGAGCTATATCGCGTGCCGCTAAATACAGTGGAAATCAAACAGGTGCTTATAAATACAATTCAAAAACTAATAGAGCGGTGAAGAAGTGACCGGTAAAGTACTAGAACTTCACAATGTAATCCAACCAGATATGTTAGCTACTCGTATTACTGAAAAGTGGGTACAGTGGGAGACATTACGTCAGGTAAAGAAGAATGACTGGGAAGAAGTACGTAGATATGTCTATGCTACCGATACTACTCAAACGACCAATAACCAATTACCTTGGAAAAACAAAACAACTGTCCCAAAACTCTGTCAAATCAGGGACAATCTTTACTCTAACTACACAGCAACTCTCTTTCCGCAGCGTAAGTGGCTTACATGGGAAGCAAACGAGCGGGATTCTAACTCCAGAGATAAACGGGATGCTATAACCAACTATATGGCTTGGGTAGTTTCTCAACCATCTTTTAAACATGAGATGGATAAGATTATCATGGATTATATAGATTTTGGTAATTGCTTCGGTACTGTCGAATGGGTAGACCAAAGAGTACAACTACCAGATAAGACACAAGTAGGATATGTAGGTCCAGCAGTCAGACGGATCTCTCCTCTTGATATTGTTTTTAATCCTACAGCAGAAAACTTCTATCAATCTCCTAAGATTGTACGTTCTATTATTTCAATGGGAGAATTAAGAGATTATCTCCAGAGGGTATCTACTGATGAAAATAGACAACGTTACATGGAGTTATTTGATTATCTTAAGAATATTAGATTCCATGCTAGAACGTTCCAAGGAGATTGGATCCAGAGAGATCATCTCTATGCAATGGACGGATTCACCTCGTTTCGGGCGTATTTATTACAAGATTTCGTAGAGATCATAACTTTTTACGGCGATTATTATGATTACATCAATGACATATTCGAGAAGAATAGGGTAATTACAGTAATAGATCGCCACAAGCTGATCTCCAACGAACCAGGTCCTTCATACTTCGGTTATGCCCCTATATTCCATGTTCCATGGCGTAAGAAGCAAGATAACCTATGGGGTATGGGACCTCTAGACAATCTAGTCGGTATGCAATATCGAATGGATCATATTGAAAACATGGGAGCAGATGTATGGGATTTAGTTACATTCCCAGTACAGAAGGTTAAAGGATTCGTCGAAGACTTCACATGGCAACCAGGTGAAAAGATATTTGTATCAGATGAAGGAGATGTAGAACTATTAGTACCCGAAGTCAACGTAATGCAATCCGATATGAAGATAGAACGTCTAGAACAATTGATGGAACAAATGGCAGGCGCCCCTCGAGAAGCAATGGGATTCCGAAGTCCAGGAGAAAAAACTAAGTATGAAGTTCAACGTTTAGAGAATGCCTCCGCACGTATCTATCAAAACAAGATTAAGCAGTTCGAGGAACAAGAAGAAGAACCTCTTTTAAATGCCCTCCTAGAGCTAGCTAGACGCAATATGGTAGGTGCTACGACGATTAAGATATTTGATGACGAGTTTAAATTAGCTACTTTCCAGACCCTTACAGTCGATGATATAACAGGTATAGGTCGTATTAAACCTGTAGCTGCTAGACATTTTGCAGAACAAGCAGAACTCATTCAGAATCTTACTAATCTTACTCAATCTAATTTATGGCCTACAGTTCAACCTCACTTTTCAGGAGTTAAACTTGCTAAGATATTAGAGAAGACATTCAATTTAGAAGACTTTGAAGTAGTGACTCCCTACGTAGCTCTTGCTGAACAAGCAGATGGCCAGAAGCAGGCTCAAGCTCTGGAAGAGCAGATGCATCAATCGACTATGACTGCAACAGGTTTAGGTAATGACTTCGATATGGGACAGAATCCACCTCAAATTCAACCTCAAGGACAATAATGTACACGGAATGGACTAGTCATCTTCCAGACCCAGAAGATAAGAAAGAGTTCGAAAAGGCTGTTCTTAGATCTAGACATGTTTTAGAACGTCTAAGTACTATTTTAAGTATGAAAGAACATTCTATACAGATACATGAAACAGGTCTTAAACAGTTCGAAAGTCCAGCTTGGGACTATAAACAAGCATTCATTAATGGTCATAAAGCCATTATCCAATATATAAAAACTCTCATAGACCAGAAAGAGACTAAGAATAATGACCGATATTCTAGACGAGACAAGCCTGCCAATAATTGATGAAAGTAAAGATTACTATCAAGAATTAGTAGGAGAGAACAGGAAATTCAAGACCAAGGAAGACCTGGCTAAAGGTAAACATGTATCAGATTCGTACATATCTTTATTAGAGAAACGATTAGATGTTTCTAGACAAGAATATATGGATTTGAATCAACAGTATAATGCTAGGGCTAAGATAGAAGAATTGCTAGACCAAGCTAATCTTAGATCTTCTCAGTTAAGTAACGACACACCCATAGTGAAAGACGATAAAATACAAGCCCCTCAATTTGATCCTAAACAATTAGATGTTCTCATCTCTAATAAAATACAAGAGAATGAAACGACTAAACGTCAGCAAGACAATGCTAACTTTGTAAGGGATAAAATTATAAAAGAATATGGTTCTGATTATCAGAACATAGTTAATAGACAGATCAATGAGTTAGGACTTACTAGAGAGGAATTCAATAGTATGGCTCGTATTCAACCTAAGGTCTTATTAAGATCTTTAGGTCTAGACGAACAGATTAGACAAGATCCTTTTCGTGCTCCTCCTCAATCTCAACAGAGAACAACTACGACTGGACCTACAGTAGAAAAACGTACTTGGGCTTATTATCAAGATTTGAGAAAGAAAGATCCTAAACTTTGGGACTCTAAGAAAATAGCCGTTCAAATGCATAATGATGCTATCGCCTTAGGCGAAGACTTCAGAGATGGAGATTATTACGCATATGGACATACTTAACTAAAACTAAAAGGAACAAACTCATATGGCAGGTTTTATGGATGCCAATACTCAGTTCCTAGTTAGAACTAATCTTTGGTCTCGTCAGATCAAAGAACTCTTACTAGATGAACTGAACGCTATGAAGTTTGTCCGTATTTTATCTGACTTCCCTGATGGCTATACGTTAAATATTCCATCGATTGGTGAAGCTACTGAACAAGACTTTACTGAAGGTCAAGCAATTAAATACTCTGCGATGGATACTGGTAATTTTACCTTTTCCTTCGATCAGTATAAATATTCTGCTAATGCCATCTCAGAGAAGTTCAAGAGAGACAGCTACTATGCTGCTGATGTTATCGCTGCTTTCGTGCCTCGACAACATCGAGTCTTAATGGAAGGCGTGGAAACACGTATTCTCGCTCAGGCTAATAACGGACAGACTGCTTCTAACCCCAACATCATCAACTTGGCTGACCATCGTTTCGTCGCCACAGGTGTCAATACTGGTCTGGCTCTACCAGACTTCGCTCGTGCACAGTATGCCTTAACAAAGGCTAACGTGCCACTTACTAACTTAGTAGGTGTTATTGATCCTAGTGTCGCTTATACGATTCAGACTCAAGCCAATCTTGTTAACTTACTCTCCCCGATGCCTATGTGGGAAGGTGTAGTGAAAGAAGGTGCAGTTAGTGGATTTAAGTTTAGGTTTAATCTTTATGGATTCGATCTCTACGTATCTAACTATCTTCCTTCTATTGCTTCAGAAACAATTAGTGGTACTGCTGTAACCAGTGGTGTTGCTAATTACTTCTTCTCAGCAGCTCCTGGTGATACGTTACCATGGGTTGGAGGTTTCAGACAGATGCCTACCGTCTACTCGGAGTTCAATAAAGATCTCCAGCAAGAAGAATATCTGACTATCACCGAGTATGGATTCAAGCTCTACCGGCCTGAAAACATGGTCACCATCTTAACCGCTACCGGCGTCGTGCCGAGCTAACAAGGAGGTAACATCATGGTTGCTGGCTTTTGGTATAATCAGGATGGTCTCCCCATCCAATACGGCACTCAGAAGGCCGTATCTGACACTGGAGGCGATTATCTCGTCTATGGTGAAACTAGAGAAGTTGAACAATTAATTCCCTTAGTCCCTATGCAACAGGGCTCTGGTAATACTCCTCTCATTGCAGCTCCACCTACTTCGTTCGTAGGAACAGGTACATTTGCTGCAGCGGGAATCACTTCTCCCAACGTTCAAATTCCTTTACAAATCACTGCTCCGATTGTTACTACTACGGGTGGTAATTTAGTCTTCACAAACACTAACATCTTCTTCGAGGAAGTTACTGTTGAAAACTTAATTACATCTACAGGTGGTACTAGCATTGCAGTCGGATTAGCTGTAACCTCTCCAGGTTCTCCTAATTCTACGTTTGTACAGGCTACCCCTAATGCAGGTGCTCATTTAATCACCACCCTAGCTCTCGCAAATATGGTCGCTGGTCAGAGGGTTACATTTACTGTACCTTCTACTACCGGTCTGCGATGGGATACTGCAACTGCAGTAGGTACTAGCGGTGCTTGGTTAGGCAACGTTCCCCTTATCACTAATGCTATTACTCCACTGCCTAATTCGGCATGGATTAGCACTATTGCTACAGGTGCGTTTACTAACGGATTGCTTAAGCTTCGTCTTAGGTACACAATCTACGGTAATATTAGCTTCTAATTGGAGCTATTACATATCTGGTCTGGGTCCCTTCGGGGACCTAGACTGGTACAAATAAAGGATAAATAAATATGGCTGTTGTTGATCAAGGTCGACTTATTGATATGGCAGGATTGGACGATAGTATCAACAATACTAGAGTTCGTGCCACAAAGACTCCTATTACAGTAGGAGCAATCACTTTCCCTTCTAATCCTATGGGAACTAATTATATTGAAGGTGCAGGTACGCCCATCAGTATTACGTCCAATGCTGCTCAAACACTTACAGCAGAACGACTTCTAACGGGAATAATCACTATAAGCACTTCTACTGGTCTTACGGCTACATTTGATACTGCTGCTAATATAGTAGCAGGTGTAAATTTAGTAACTGCTGGAGCTGTTGTAGGTGATTATATTACCACTCTTATTTGCAGTGGGGGAGCTAGCACAGTTACTTTAGCTGCTGGTTCAGGTGGTAGTTTTGATACTGCACAAGCAAGTAGAACAATTACTACAGGTACTTCTAAATATGTTTGGGTCAGGTTAACTAACGTTACTCCTGGTTCTGAAGCTTATGTGATATACTTCTAATGGCAGATAAGGTCACTCTAGGTAGCGTAGCTAATATAGATAATAGTCTACTTACTACTATAAATAATAATAATGCTCTAACTACTTCTGCTATTAATAATACATTATCTAGAGATGGCACTACTCCTAATCAGATGTTAGCTACTCTGGATATGAATAACTTTCAGATAGTTAATCTTCCTTTCCCAAGTACAATCAATTCTCCAGCTAGGTTAGTTGATGTTACCACTCCAGGATCAATAACTATAGTTACTGCTCTTACAGGTACATCTGGTCATACAGTAGGATTCTTAGATGGAACTAATACTTGGTCAGGGGTACAGAATTTTAATGCAGGTGTTTTAGGAACTCTTACAAATCCTTCAGGATTTACTACAACGAATGTTTTCAATTCTTTCTCAGTTGGCGTGGATAATCTAGATGCCAGTGGAGTAGGAAATGTAGCAACTGCTTTAAACGTATACCATAATTTTGGAGGTTCTTCTACCAAAGGGGCTAGACAAGCTTTCACAGTATTAGCTCAACTTACAAGTCCGACTTCAGCGACTAATACGAATAGAAACTATGTAGGAGCTACATTCACAGGTCAAGCTGTTTCCGGTGATGGAGGTGGTATTGGAACTGAAAAGGGTGCTATATTTGGTATAAATCCTATAGCATTGTTAAATGCTGCTGCTACCAACATGGCTGCTCTTGTAGGCGGTGAAGTTAATATATCTGTTGCTTCAGGAGCTACAGTCTTAGATAAATACGGTTGGGCGATAGTTCAACTAAATAGTGATGTTGTTTCTGGTTCTAGAAATGACGGAGGTCTTTATCTTGCTAATCAAGCAGGTGCTGTTGGTTGGAAATATGGAATTCAATTTGGAGATACTACTAATCAATTTCCTGTGAAAACTGCAGGTACGCTTATTAAGACAGTAGGTGGAGCTACAGTTGTAAATGGTATTGATTTTAGTGCTACTACATTTAGTGGAAGTGCATTTGTATCCCCAGGATTTTCTGTAGGAGGCGGTGGTGCTTTAAGTTTAGGAACAACAGGTACTTCTAGCGGTATTCTTCAATTTAATGGAATTACTAGTGGTCAGATTCAAGTTCAAACAAATGCTGCTTCAAATCTGTTAACCATTTCTCAACCAGTTCAAATAGGTATAATTGGGACTACAGCAGGTACTTTAAATCTTGCAGGACTCACTAGTGGTTCAGCTCAACTGAGTTGTTCCGCAACAGGTGGAACTCTTCAAGCAGGTGCTGGTAATCTTACTATAGACGCAAGTGGTAATCTAACAACTTCAGGTAAATCTAAGATTGGTAGTACTACAGCTCCAGTATCTGGAGGAGATATAAATAATCCTTACTTATATGGAAGTGGTTCAAACTTTGGTATATACTTTGGTGCAGGTGCTCCTACGATATCTGCTGCTCAGGGATCTATTTATTTAAATACCACAGGAAGTACTACGGCTACTAGGTTATATGTCAATACAACTGGTTCTACTACTTGGACTAACTTTACGAGTGCTGCTTAATGGAACAGAAAGTTAAAGCTTTATTAGGTGAATATGCATTTCAAATAGCAGCTCTTATGGCTCAAGTAGAGAAATTACAAGAGGAAATAAAGAAACTCAATGAAGACAAGCCCCAACGGTCGAAAGCTAATTGAATCTTTTGAAGGTCTTATTCTTCAATCATATGATGATTATAACGATCATATAGTTCATCAAGGAGACACAGTCCATGGAACTCTTACTATTGGTTATGGGCATACCAGTGCTGCTGGCGATCCTAGCGTATTTCTTGGGCAAGAGATTACACAGTCTGACGCGGATAGAATCCTCGGATCAGACCTCGGACGAGTCGAACAAGAAGTAAATACTCTTGTTAAGGTTCCTCTAAATCAGAATCAGTTCGATGCTCTTGTTTCTTTCCATTTTAATACAGGAGCTCTAGGACATTCGTCTACTCTTATTCTTCTTAACGAAGGTAAGTATTCAGAAGCTGCAGATCATCTGTTATTATATAACAAAGCCGGTGGGAAAATCTTAGCAGGTCTAATCCGTCGTAGGAAGGCCGAGCAGGAGCTTTTCCTGTCTAAGGCTACTACCCCTACCTGGCACCTCTAAAAAACCTACCAGTGACGCTCCTACGAGCTTCTGGAGTACTTTTATTAGCATACTAACAAGAATATTTAGAAAAGGAAAATAAATGAACAATGTACTTAACGTTTTATCTAGTCTAGTCGGACCTACTCAGCTTGGTGGTTGGGTACGTGCTGCTATTGCTGCTGCAGGGGGCTTTCTAGTCGCTCATTATGGAATGCAGTATTGGAATGGTGACGCTGTAATCAGTGGCATCGGTACTGCTGCTTCTGCCGTAGTTGTCGGCTTATGGTCATCTCTGTCTAAGGTAGCGGTTACCACCGCTCCTGCTTCAACCTAATGTTGAGCTTACTCGGTTTAATCCTTCCTGGCTTATTTACTACGATTAGTAGTATAACTAATGCTATTGCCAATGAGAAGATAATTCTTCTTAAATCTCAGACTGAAGAAGATAAAATAGCTTCTCAGGAAAGAATAAACACTCTCGAAGCTAAGAAAGCAGCTCTATTAGCTGATAGTCAACATAGTAGTTTAGATATGTGGGTTAGAGCAGGTCTAGCAGTAGGTCCTGCTGCCTACATAACTAAGATCTTTCTCTGGGATAAAGTATTAAAGATGGGAGTTACAGATCCTGTCACTCCAGATCAATGGCAAGTCTTAATGGCTGTAGTAGGATTCTACTTCATTTATTCAGGTGCAGTATCTGTAGCAAGGATATTTAAATCATAATGCAAAAGATGACTCTACTGCAGTTAGTGCAGAATATATTAAGTGCTATGTCTTCTGATGAGGTAAACTCTATAGGAGATACTACTGAAGCTATGCAAGTAGCTACTATAGTTGAGACTACTTACTTCAATGTAATTAATAGAGCTGGTCTACCTGATCAATGTGAACTGTTTCAGTTAAATCCGTTTACTGATGCTACTCAACCAGTCATGATGACTAGACCTGATAATATTGCTAAAATGGAATGGATTAAATATTTCAATACTAATCCTTTTCAAGGTACTCAGTTTACAAGTCAATTCGGTGCTTTTAGTCATGGTCTTAATACAGATCTAATTACTAATGTTTGGAAGACTACATCTACAACTTCTAATACTGTCGGTACAGGTTTAAAGACTTTTACAGTCGCTTCCAGTACGTTACCAGCGTTCGCAGGACAACAAGTAGGTATAGCTAATGGAGGTGTCAATGTAATGGCTGGTACTGTATTTAGTTATATAGGAACTACTTTGATTGTTAATGTAACTACCATAGGTGGTTCAGGTACATTCAGTGCATGGAATATACAATCTACAGCAGGTCTAGGAGCTATTCCTGGTTATCAATATGTAAGTATAGTTCCTGTTAAACAGTTCTTAGATATGACTAGTAGTTTTAATCCTACAGATACTAATGTTAATTCTTTTGATTTTAGAGTTAACGAACAGAACTTCTTATTCTACTATAGAAACGACCATCAACCTCAATATTGTACTATTCTAGAGAATTTCTATGTAGTCTTCGATTCCTTTGATGATTCACAAGATAGTACTTTACAAGCATCTAAAACCCAAGCATATGGTCAACTAGTTCCTACTTTCTTAATGGAAGATAACTTTACTCCTGTGATGGATGGTAAACAATTCCAACTATTATTAAATGAAGCTAAGTCTCTAGCTTTTTATGAACTCAAACAGATGCCTCATCAAAAGGCTGAACAAGAGTCTAAGCGTCAATGGGTTAATGTCGAGAAGACTAAATCTTTAACAGGTAAACCTACGTATTTTAATCAACTGCCTAACTTCGGTAGACGTGCTGGAACAGGTGGATATTCAGGAATGAGGGATACAAATGATCGCTTCCTTGGCGGCTATCTCGCCGGATAGAACTAAGATGACATCAGATGATAGAATTCTGGTGTTAGAAATAACAGATGGAAAGAAAGCTAATGATAGTCTAGTAGATGCTAATAACAATCTTCATGCTATCTTACTTCAGAATAATCTATGGACTTTAAAGTATGAACATGGCTTCTTACCTGGTCCTCTTAAAGGTCTATCTTTTACTAATTTTAATCTTCTTCTAAAGCATGTTAAAGAATATATTGAACGAAGAGGTATGAAAGTTAAAGAAATTGTTGATGTATGGCAATAAATCCTAGCGTACAGAATAACTTTACTGGCGGTCTTAAGACTGAATTTACTGGTTTGAATTTTCCTGAAAACGCATGTACTCAAACCGAGAACTGCGTTTTTACTATTATTGGAGATGTCTTACGTAGAGAAGGTTTTGATTTTGAAGCAAATGCTATTGGTTCAGGTATCGATAGAACTAATGCTGCTGTTAATACTTATAAGTGGAATAATGTAGGTGGAGATGGTCTTACTCAGATAATAGTTCTACAAGTAGGTGTTAATATATTCTTCTTTAGATCTACTAGTGCTACTTTAACTAATCCATTATCTTCAACTAAATTGGCGTCTACTTTTAGTATATATCCTTTTCTATCTGCAGGAAATACATTAACTACTACCCAAGTAGGTCAAGTAGAATGTCAGTTTACAGATGGTAATGGTTATTTATTTATATTTCATCCTGCAATAGATACTGTTTATTGTACTTATAATTCAATCAATTCCTCAATTACTCCTATTGTGATAAATTTACAGATTAGAGATGTATTTGGTATTCCTGAAGTTGGTGTTGCAGATAATCTTAGACCAACAGTATTAAATCCTGAACATCAATATAATCTTACAAATCAAGGATGGACTACAGGTTCTCTTTGGACTGCTAATGGTAAGTTAAATAATAATAGTACTATATGCGTAGGTGATAAAATAGTTTTAGCTATCACTTCTCAAGTCAATACGACAACAGTCACAAATGGAAGTGTAATTCAATTCTCTTATCAAGCAGCTATAGTAGGTGATAATAATGGAAATGTTAATATTACTGCTACTGTACAAGGGACTGTCAGTTCTTATGTGACTCCATTTACCACTGTAACTATTCAAGTTGGACATATAGATTATGATTGTCATAGAGTAAATGCAGGATCCTGGTCCGGAGGCAACTTCTTTCCTGCTCCCAATCAAAATATTTCTATGTCTGTAGTTAATGTTGGTTTTATAAATACTTGGTTTACTGCCTTAGGTAATTATCCATCTAATTCAGACATATGGTGGTTATATAAAGATATTAATAATGCTTTCACTCCCGCTTCTACATTTCAGAATGTTCAACAGAATGTTGGTACAGCTCCAAAAGGTACATATATATTAAATGCATTTAGACAGCTACGTGCTCAAGTATCTAGTGTTCCTAGTTTAACAGACGTAATAACAACTGTTAGACCCTCTACTGGAGCATGGTTTCAAGGTAGAATCTTTTACACAGGAATTAATGCTTCTCAGCAAGCTATAGGAGATGAACCTTATTATACTTGGACAGAGAATATATATTTCTCTCAAACAATAATCTCAGGAACTACTCAGTTTGGTAAATGTTATCAAGTTAATGATCCTACTTCTCAAACATTATTTGATATATTACCTACCGATGGTGGAGTCATAACAATCCAAGGAGCTGGGACTATTTATGAGTTATTCCCTATTCAAACTGGTCTTATTGTTAGGGCTGCTAATGGTGTATATTTTATATCCGGGGGATCTGGAGTAGCTTTCCAAGCTAATGATTATTCAGTAAGTAAGATATCTAATATTCAGAGTATATCTTTTACTAAGGCTGTTAATGTTCAAGGTTGGCCTATGTTCTGGAATGAAGAAGGTATTTATTATGTTACAGTCAGACAGAACTCCAGTTCTATTCGTAGTCCCGATATTAATTTAGATGTTAAAAATCTATGTCTAGGAACTATTCTGTCTTTCTACGCAAACATACCTCTTCAAAGCAAGAAGTTTGCAAGAGGAGATTACAATCCTTTAGATTACATAGTTCAATTCTGTTTCAGAAGTACAAACGAATCTAGTGTGACTGATAGATATCAGTTTGATAGTATTATTAATTTCAATATAGCTACTCAAGCTTTCTATCCGTATCAGATAGCTACGTCTTCTACTTCACCGTATATACATGGTATAAACTATGTGGCTGGTCCAGGAGGTAGTACGTCTCCTATTCCTATATTTAAGTATATAACTTCGCAAGCTAATCCCAGTCAGAATAATTACTTTTTTACTTTCTCAGAAGAAAGAGATACTACATTTGTAGATTGGAATACTTCGGGATTTCCTTTGAATTATGTAAGTAATTTTATTACAGGATATAAATTATCAGGAAAAGGATTAGTTAAGTTTCAGCCTACATACGTTTATGTTTATTCTAACAATGTTAATAATACTGCCTATAAGATACAAGGCATATGGGATTATGCTATAAATAGAGATTCACATAGATGGGGTGTTCCTCAAACAATTAATAATTTCCTTAATACTCTTAATTTTAGTAAATTGTTTCGTAAACATAAGATAAGAGGTAAAGGATTAATTCTACAGTTTCAAGTTCTATCCGTAGATGGTAAACCATTTGATATAATGGGTTGGACTGTAATGGATAACACACAGGAAAGAATGTAAATGTTAATGGCAGCGTTTGGTGCGCAAGCAATAGGAACAGGATTACAGATAGTTGGTGGTTTGAATGCTATGCATGCTCAGAAGGAAGAAGCTGAAGCATCCAAAGGTATAACTATGCTTGAAATGAAAGCTGATCAACAGCGTAGACAAGCTATGGAATTAAGTGCTCAGAGGTCTTCTTTAGAAGTAACTCGTAATGCTCAGAGAGCTAGGTCTATGGGTACATTGAATGCTGAGGTAGGAGGTGCTCAATTAGGTTCAGGCCTTCAAGGAGGGTTAGCTCAAGTACAAGGACAAGCTACGACTAACCAATTAGGTATTAGTCAGAATCTTCAGATAGGTAGAAATATATTTGATATTAATATGGATATAAGTGCTGCTAGAATTGCTGAATCTAATGCTAAAGGTAAAGAAGCTACTGCCCTAGGTATCTCCAGCATGGGTTCAGATATTTCTAAATTAGGTAGTTCGTTTGGTCGTGGTCAATAATGGCTGAAACAGCTCCTATCTCTCTACAAGATACTAATCAGGATCAACAGGCTCCTTTAATTGATTTATCTTTAGCTAGAGATCCTCAACCTAATCTTCCTGATGATGTAGTAACTAAAAGAGCTTCTAAGGCTACATTTGGTTTATTAGATCAAGTTCCTAATAAGCCTTATGATACCTATTATCGTTCAATACTTAATGGTCAAGAGAATCAAACTCGTAGAGAGATTGCAAGTACTTTAGATTATCAACGTACTATGCAAAAGTACGATCGTATTCAAGACTTAGCTAAATCTAAAGGTAGTGCTTTAACTTCTGAAGATTTAGATAATTTACAGAACTTCATTAATGTTCCTCCTGCAGATCCTAGATCTGTCTTCGAAGACAACTATTCTAAGAAATATATGAATACTCTACGTCAAGCTCCAGGATTTCCTGGTTCATGGTATGATACTGTCTATCAACAACAACCAGAGTTAGTAGAGGCTACAGAAGCAGTAGGTAGTGAATATTTAGCTAAGAAAGAATATGCTAGGACTGGCAGAGAGAATGCTGAAGGTAGATCTAAAGCTCAGTCTTACTTTGGAGATGTAATAGATAGAGCTAAGGAATTCATACCTGGCTATGTTGAATACAATATGCGTATGGCTACACCTTCAGGTGAGTCTATGCTTCAAGGATTACTTGGAACACAGTTAAATAACTTAGCTACCGAAGGATTAAGATTACCTTTACCACAGTTCAAAGAATGGTTTGATTCCAATATGGATAGATTAGGTAATAAAGATCCTGGTCTTGCTGTACAGTTTGCTCATGCCGTAGAAGGGCAATCTTTAACGGATACTGTTCTTGGTAATGCTTTTACTCTAGGAGATATTACTGGTCTTTATGGAGCAGGTAAAGGAACTGTAAAGATTGTACGAGGTCTAGCTACTAAAGAATTAGATCGTAGAGAATTACAAGATATAACTAAGAAATTAGCTCAATCTTCTATAGGAACTGAGAAAGCTCCTCCTCAAGTAGTAGCTAATGCTGCTGCAGGTGATCTAGGAGAAGCAGCAGTACATCAAGCTACTGCAGATGTAATGGCTGCTAGGACTGGAGCAGGAGCTCCAGAAGCTCAAGCATTAGATGAGTTAACATCTCATCTTAAAGCTCAAGAAGATAATATGAGAGCTACTCATGGTCGTTATGGTCAAGAGATAGTTAATCGTGTCTTAGAGAGAGCTCAAACATTCAGAGCTAATCTTTCAGAAGCTATACGTAACCGTATGAAAGTAGAACGTATTCCTGAGGTAGTAGCTACTCAAGATGCTATTAGAGCCATTAAACAAGAGTTCTTAAACGATTACCCAGGAATAGATAGTTCTATTATAAATATTAATTCTTTCTTGAATTTAGAAGGTTTAAGATATAATGAAATAACAGGTACTAGAGAGATAGTAACTCAACTAGGAAGACAAGTACCTAACGTACATGATATTGTTTTACAAGTAGGTAGACATACAGCAGAGTATTTCGTTAGTAAAGAGGAAGCTGAAGGCTTTGCTAAGATGTACGGGCTTATCAATCCTCAAATTAAACAGCAAGGATTTGGTTATTATATTGAATTAAGTAAACCTCTTAATGAGACATCTCAAGTATCTAGAGATTTCTTAATGGCGACTACAGCATCTAAAGCTCCAGATAGTTATGTTAATGCTTTCTTAGGTTTCTTAAGAACTCCAGACGAGACTTTATCTTTAGAACAGAGACTTAATCGTAAAGTAGCTGCTTATGGTGGTGCTAATTTGATGGCAGTTGCTAAAGAAGAGATGAAAAGTATTAGAGCTTTAGCTAAATGGACTATCCCAGGAACTCCTAAGAGACAACAGTTTGATCAATGGGCAAGTGTTGTTAATTACAGTCGACGCGCTATTGATCCTTTAACAACTGAAAGAGGATATTTCTATCAATCTCCTGCTGAGGTAGGAGATCATTACCAGACTTTCTTTGGTAGACCTCCGTCGGATGGAGAGATACAAGCTTATTTCTCATTCGTACGTCTAGTAGAAATGGATGCTGTCTTACGTGACATAGGTCTATATAGAAATATGTCTCGTCTAGGTACTGAACATTGGCAATTCTCTATGTTAAATCAAGGTGGAGAAGAGATTAAATCAGGTTTCTTTCCAGCTATTAAACAGAATATATTTCCTATAGGTTCTGATCCTATTCTTATATTAGGTACTGCCTTGGGTGAAGAGAAGCTGGGTGTTGTAGGTGGAAGAGGTTTTAATCCTAAGTTCGTCAATCAAGTCAGAGATGATATTGCTGCAGGTACTAGATCTGTTTTTAGAATCTATGATCCTGAGACTAGACCTCTGAAAGGATTTCTTAATGGAGATGACTCCCGTATTAGATATGTAATTACTTCTAACGTAAGAGGGGCTGAAAATAAACCTTTACCATTCAGTAATCTATCACGTCGTGGAGGCGGTCATTTTGATTATGATTATGATCACTATATTAAACAGGCTAGAGTAGGTTGGGATAACGCTTATAAGAAGTTTATCTATGAAGGTGATTCTACCATCATGCCTATGCTTAACAGAGCAATGGGTAGGGATGTAGCTCAAGCTTTAGATGAAGTTAGAATAGCTTTACTTAATAGAGATTCTACAGCAGCTAAAACTGTAGCTGAGTCTCGTATACCTGCTATACCATGGAAAGAAATACAAAGTTGGTTTAATCCTACACGTACTCCAGCAGGTGAATTAATTCCCGCTCGTCTTAATAAAAGAGAACCTATTCAAGTAATACCTAAAGGAAGTACTATAGCTAGTCAAGATCCTGGTCTGTATAAAAGAGACTATTACGGTCAGACTAAAACAGGTGGTCCTAGATTTAAGGATGGTACTAGGGAAGGTTCAGACGCTAGAGTAAATCAAATTAAATATACTCAACAACGAGATGCTTATGATTTATACACTATGCGTGATGAAGGAACTCATGGTAATCCTATATGGAAATATGAACCTGCTCAGTTAATCGATCCTATTCCTACTCTTAATAGAGGTATTAAGGATATAGTTAATTCTACATTTATGGATGATTATAAGATCTTCTCTGTAGAGCATTGGCTTAAGCAAGCTGAGTCTTTACTTAAATTAGATAATCCAGATTCCTGGAAGTCTTCTCCTATGTGGCATTTCAATCACGCTGAGTTTAAGAATGATGCAGATATTCTTCAAGTAAGACAATTAGAGGATGCTCGATATAAGATTAAACAGTTCATAGGTACTCCGTCTAAAGTACAGAATATGTTAGATCGAATGTCTCAAGATTTAGCAGATGCTATGTATAAGAAGTTTGGTCCAGGTGGTAATCAATTAACTAGAGGTCTGATATTAGCTCCATCTTGGACTGTATCTAATCTAACTAAGCCTATAGATCTTATGCATTATGTAACTTATAATGCAGTGATTGGTCTATTCTCTCCTGCTCAGATACTTGTTCAATCTATGAACTATGTGACTATGGCTGGTATTGCTGGCTGGAGTAGAGCTGCTCAAGGAGGTGTTGCAGCTTTATTACATCAGTTTGGAAGACTTAATGAACATCCTGATTGGATAGCTAAGCTTGATGATATAGCTTCTAAGTTCGGATTTAAACCTGGTGAGTTTACAGAAGCTAGGATGTTAGGCAACCAGTCTGGTATGTTTAATGTCGGTTCTTCTCATATCTTATATGATAATCATTATGCTCCTAAGTTAATATCTAATGGGGCTCAACAGTTCTTAGATTTAGGAACTATGTTCTTTAGAGGAGCTGAACAACACTCTAGATTTGGAGCTCATTATATAGCTTATAAAGAGTTTAGAGATTTACACCCTACTGGACGTATTACAAATGCGGATAGGGCAGCCATTCTGGACAGAGCTGACTTACTATCGGGTAATATGTCCAGAGCTTCTAAGTCTAGAATTCAATATGGTATAGGTTCTTTCCCATCTCAATTTATGGGGTACCAATTAAGATTAGCAGAATTATTTACTGGTAGTCGAATGGGAGGTACAGGTACTGAAGCTGCTATTAATAGAGCTAGATTGTTTGGTACATTCGCTCTTGCCTTCGGTGTTCCTACAGCTACAGGTATAGCAACTATTCCATTTGATCAGTACTTCAGAAAGACAGCTCTAGAGAATGGTTATGTTGTAGGAGACAGATGGTGGCAGACTACCTTCATGGAAGGATTACCTGCAGCACTAGGACAGATGGCTACAGGTAACGTTTATGACGTAGGTCAGAGATATGGCGCTCCTGGAATGGATGTCTTTAGAGATGTCTTTACAGGCGATAAGCCATGGTGGAATATGTTAGGTGGTGCATCCTTCTCTACATTAGCAGGAGCATTCCAATATTCTAATGGTTTTAGAACTGCTATGATGTCCATGATTAGACAAGATAATGAAGCATTCCCTATGACTATGGAAACATTTACAGAACCTCTTAAGATCATATCTTCTTACAGTGCTGCTTGGAAGACAATGGCAGCTATTAATACAGGAAGATGGATGTCTCGTAATGAAACTTACATAGATAGAACTTCTCCGGCTAATGCTGTATTTATGGGTCTATCTGGATTGCAATCTCAGCAAGCTGCAGATATTCAAAGACAAACCTGGTCTTTAAAAGATAGAAAAGCATTAGAAGATACTGGTAAGAAAGAGTTTATTAGATACTTTCATAGAGCTTTAAGAGATCAAGAAATGAATCCTGAATTAGCTAGATCAGAGTTTGCTCAGGCTAATGCTTATTTAGTTATCTCTGGATATCCGGAAGAGAAATATCATGAAGCTATAGCCGAAGCTGCTAAAGATAACGAAACATTAATAGAACGTCTTAATTGGGATTTTTATCTCAAAGATATTCCCTACTCTCAGAAAGAGAACTATATGCGTGCATACAATTCTACTACTCAATTATATCAAGGAAGAGGTAGGTAATGGCTCCTGTTAATCCACAAGTACCTCAGGTTTCAGATCCTTTCTACCTACATTTATCTAGACCTGCTCAAGAACCTACTCCTGATAAATCTGGAGGTACTCTTTTTAAAACAATAGGAACTGCTTTAGAAGATACTGGTAAGTTAGTTGATACCGGTATCAAAGGATATATTAAAGATGACATAACTAAACAGATGACTTCTATAGATGAAGAGAATATCTCAGGTTTAGAATCTACTAAGGCAGCTATTGAAGGTGGTACTCAAGTAGCTCAGAACACTCAAGGTAATCAACCTAATGATGTTTTAACAGCACAAGGTAGTGCTGCAGTTCCTTCTGATATTCATCAAGGTATTAATGCTGTTCAAATGCTTCAAGATGTAAGAAATAATGGTAAGATAACTGAATCCTATAAATTAGGAAGGCAGTATCAGATTCTTAAAGATACTAGAGCTCAATGGCCTATGTATAGAGATTATATTGATAAAGAATCAGAAAAGATTACGGGTAAAAACATAGCTAATGCTTATGCTAATTCTCTTATAGGAGATCTTAATGCAGCTAATGCAGGTAAGCAAAAACAACATGATGAATTACTTTCTACTCTAGAACAAGAAATTAGATCTGGTAATGAACAGGCAGCTTTTCTTAAAAATAGATTAATCAGAGGTGAAATATCTGATGATGAAGGGAGAGTATCGGCAGCTAGATTAAATGCTTATAAGTATAATTACACAGTAGACCAACAGCAGAATCAACGTAAAGAATGGACTATAAAAGATGAGAAAGAAGCTGCTCCTGATTTAGCAGATAAACTTCTACATAAATCATCAGATACTTATGCACATTCTATTTCTCAACCTGAAGCTTCAGATACAGTTCTTAAGTCTCTTCAGAATGCAACTCTTACTCCTGAACAAGCTCAAGTAGCTTTACAAAAGATACAGTTGCTTAAGAATGCTGCTAAGACATCTATGGAAAGAGATATAAACGATCCTAAATCAGGGATTAATGGGAAGTCTTTATTTACTATATTAGGTCCAACAGATGCTAAAGCAAGAATAGATTCTAAATTAGAATACTTTGATCGTATATCAGATCTCTTGTCTAATGGTCAATATGGTCAAATACATTCAGCTACTAATGCTTATAATGCTATTACATCTACGTCTAAGCTTAGTCTTATGAATGATGCTACTATGGGAGGATTCTTCAGAACTCAATCTGCCCTTGTAGCTGTAGGTGGAGATCCTTTTGCTAAAGAAGTATCTCAATATTTTATAAATAAAAACTTAGGAGGTTCTCCTGGAGTTAAGACTTGGTTAGAGGATTTCGCTGGTAAACAGATGACTGGAACTTCTACCACTAATATGAAAGGTGGTGTAGACCAAGTTAATGCTGCTAAAGATATTCCTGCAGCTACTAAAGCTAAGACTATAGATGAAATGATTCATAATGTAGAACGTATATCTGATCCTAAGACTCCAGATAATGTTAAAGTAAATCTTATTAGAGATGCTTATAGTTCTCAAAACTTAGGTTTAGTATCTAAATTTGAGAAAGAGAATGGATCTAATTTATCTGTCTTCGGTAGAATGACTTCTCCAGATATGGCTAAAGAGATATGGAGATTAGGAGGACAGTCTATTAATAATCCTCTATGGCAGAACTACAGGTCTTGGGCTACCCAATCCTTCGGTCAAGAGATATTTGCTGGAGAGCTTAGGCAATTATCTGCTGCTCAAGCAGGATTAGCAGGAACTCCTCATTTTGAACGAGGAGGTATAGGCGGAACAGGACAAGGATCTATTGGTTGGGATACTGTCAATCATAGACTTGTAGCTGATTTTCCTAATATAAGTGCATTCGATAGTATTAGAAAGAATGTTAATAGAATTAACTATGGTCTTCATAATATTAAATCTATAGCTGAGACTGAAGGTACAGATATTAATTCTTATATGTTAGGTGAATTACAGAGGTTTGGAGCTGTTAATCCTGAAGTTATGAAGGGATTACCTCAACAGATGTACGATTCTATAGCTAAACAGAAACAGAATGAAGATGCTTTCAAAGCAGCAGTCAAAGAAAAGTATAAGAAGAGAGAGGATACAGGAGAAACTCCATCTCCTAAACCTTCAACACCTACTAGAAAGTTAGATTCAAATCCAACTCCAACTTCTTCAGATTTAAAACGACATGCAGATGAAGATGTAGAAGAGATTGCAAATAAATATAAGTTAACTCCTGAATTGAAAGAAGCTCTTCGTCAAAGAGCTTATGATGCCAGAGGTATTAAATAGTGGGTATCTCCTATGGTGATGGTCGTTGGTTTGATAATGAATATGAAGCTGTAGCTGATTCTCATAGAGTAGCCTCAGATTTTCATGAACTATATAGTCCTCAAACATCAACTCCTTTATCTGACATCAATCCTGATAAGAACAAACCCATTAGTTCTAAGGACCAAAGATGGATTATAGATCAGAGTAGAGATTATCAAGATATACCTGGGCGTAAACTTCAACCAGATGCTCCTTTAGGTCCAGAGAATGAGATAACTCCTCACGGTAATCAGATTGTCTCCAGTGATCCTAATTACCCAATCAAGTATGGACCTATTCAATCAGAACGAGAGCCACTACGTCTTACGGTTACTCCTAATATAGATGAGACTCAACCTGCTTTAACTGAGCCTAAAGATATTCACATTATCAGACATGGTACTACAGAAGAGAATGAAGAAGATAAGATTCGTGGAACTAATGATGATGTTAAGTTAAGTGACGAGGGTCGTAAACATGCCCTAGACGCCGCTGAGGAGCTCCGTGGTAAAGGTATAGAGGCTCTAGTGACCTCACCCTTAGCTAGAGCAAAAGAGACATCCCAGATCATTGGTAAAGAGTTGGGAATACCTATCACGGTAAGTGATAAACTAAAGACTTGGAATGTAGGTGACTTCGAAGGTAAACCCTGTGAAGGTAATAACGATACGTTACAGAATTATGCAGAGAAGAAACCAGATGAAGTAGTACCTGGTGGAGAATCTTATAATCAATTTAAAGATAGAGCATTCGAAGGTATTAGAAAAGCTATCCTAGCTAACAAAGATAAGAAATTAGGTATAGTCACTCATCATATGGTCGAGAGTTCTTTAGAAGGTTGGGAGAAGACTGGACAAGATAATCCTAGTCTAGATCTATCTAAGTTATTTGAAGATACAAATCAACCAGGTTCTGTACGTAAGATGACTATGCAACCTGATAGTACCATTATGCAGCCAGATGATGATGATCGTGATCCATTTGAGATGGCTGCTATGCGTCAAAGGGAAACAGTTAAACCTGGTGGAATGTCATTAGCTGATTATTCTGAACATACGGGACATAATGTACGTAATTATGCAGGTTATCGTAAAAAGGGTAAAGCAACAGTATACGGCGAAGCTATTGCAACTTCGCCATTTAGAGTAATTGGTAATGCCTTATTACGTGGTTCTCAAAACTTAATGGAAGCTCTTAAAACGATCTCAGATAGAGGACATGAAGGTTCTTTAACTGATGAAGAAATCGAATCAATATCTCCTAAACTCTTTGAATTTATTAATCTGTTGAATGGACCTGCCCGTCCTATTCCTAATACTTTAGGAATGTTTGTTGCTCCATCTCTAGGTAAGAAACTATATGCAGAAGGATTGCGTAAATCTGGGAGGTCTCCTGAAGAAGTTAAAGCTCTGACTGGAGTAGAACACGGTGCAGAAGGAATGCTTCGGGAAGAAATCTCTGATTTACCTTCTAAAGTAGTTAATACAGAACTTTTAAAAAGTCTTACACTTCCTTTAGAATGGGTATTTGATCATCCTGAATTATACAAAGTGTACCCTGAACTCAAAGATGTAAAGATATTTTATAATCCTAAACTACCTGAAACTACAGATGCAAGATTTATGTCAGTTGATAATGAAATACAATTAAATCCTTCATTAACAGATCCTATGGATATTCATGATGCTATTCTTCATGAAGTACAGCACTGGATTCAAAATAAAGAAGGATTTGCATTCAATGTTCCTTCTGATGCTCCTGAATCATTTGTAAAAGCATTTGGAACTAGAATGCGTAAGGAAGGAGTTACAGAATCTCCTAAAGAAAGAATATATAGACAATTAGCATCTGAAGTAGAAGCTAGGAATACTCAGAAGAGAGCAGGTATGACTGAGTTAGAAAGACGAACATCTCTTGCTAAAGAGACCGAAGATATTAAGAGATCTTATCAACTTATCTTTGATGAGAAAGGTAATAGAATAGATGCTTCTATGTCTAAAAATCCCTCTATGGCTAAAGACACAGATTTCACAATAAAGAAACGAAAAGAATTAGAATCTGATGCTGCTTTTGAAGCTATGGCTGCTAAGACTAAAGCAAGTCTAACAAAGAAGAGAAAAGAGAATCCTCGTTTTAGATTTAGAGGAGAAGCTCCAGATTGGTTTAAAGAAGAAATGAAACAATAAAGAGTTAAAATATCATCTAGACATAAAAATAGCCTCGGTAAGCGAAAGCCTACCGAGGCTTAGTCATGTGTGGGGTATGTGGCTTGTATAACCCCTTGTACGTTTCTTACATCAGGGGCCTGGCCTGATGATCTACTCTCTTCGTAGATTGTTATGCTGCTTCAGATAACCTAATCGCTGGAGGTTCTGTCGTATTAGCAGTAGTTTCGGAAAGAGGAATCACCTTAGCCGGTGGTGTCCAGTCCCATGCTTCCAGATCCTCAATTGCATCGATGATGACATTGTAATCAGCACCATTATCTCTGGTGTAATCATAACCTTCTTCGTCTAGACGACAGGCTACAACGATACGTTCAATCCTCTTAATCTCTTCACTAAGCTTAGCTACGTACTGATTGTAACCATCCTCATCTCGGACTACAGTAGGATCGACCCAACGTAACCAGTCAGTTAACTGGTAAACACTCTGGTAATGAAAATCATTCAGGTCGTGATCTTCATCTCCAATACGAAACTTACCAGTCTTCAACCATTCTACAGCTTCAGCCAGAGTCTTAGGTCTGGGATCTACCAGGCCAAAACGCTTAGCAGCCTCTTCCTGCTTCTTTGTAACAATATTGTTGATCTCTCGGAGGAAGTAGTTCTTGCTCTGAGCAGTGACATCTTCTTCGTTATTGTACCACATGGTAGTCTCCTTAGTTAAAGGAACTAATTTAATGTCTAGGGGGTTGTCTTGATAAGTTGGCGTGAGCAGACGTAACAACTGTTGGGACCTTATCCAGAGATCCTGTTCTATGGAATCCAATGTGGTCCAACTGTTTGTGGTCGCCTTTAGTGACCTTTCCAAGTCGTTCAGCATGCGCTCTAGCTGAATTACGAGCTTCCCGACGTCTAACTTGAGCGGGAGTATCTTCCCATTTTGTTTCTTTTGCATAGTTTCTACTCATATTTATGTTTCCATGTATTATAAAATGTTTTCTTAAATAGGTCAGTATGTTCAGGCCATTTCATACAAGCTACTATACAAAGTACTGCATATGCTCTAATATCACCATCAAATTCTTTTCTTGTAAACTCTATTATTTCTAACTGTTCTTTAGTAAGAGTATTTTTATTCATATACTCTAACCTTAATTTCCGATTGTTTACGTTCTTGTTTATTTAAGGCAATTGTAAGAGGTATCTCCAAGTTTAAATATCCATTAAGAGATTTAGCATTCTCCCACATAGGAGCTATCTTTCCAAATACAAAATGAACTACTTCTTCATCATCTGTGACCCAATTGTGTCTTCTTAGTTCTTCTTCAATCAAATCCTTAATATGACCTATACTAATACTTGTTTCTATTGTTCTAGAATTTTTATCTAGTTTTATAACTTGTTTATCTTTGAAACGTTGTTGGTCGTATACAACGGCATCCTCTTTAATCTTCGTTACGATGTTCATCTTCTTCTCCTGTCGAGGGTCGCCGTTTAGAGGCGCTCTGCTCTCGCCTGGCTTTCTTCTTCTGCTCAATTTTCAATCTTTCTAATCTGTTGGTTGGATGTTTATTCTTGCTCATGGTAATAACTTATGGATATCGAATGGAGTCGAATACATTAAGATACAGGCTCTACCTAGACATGTAGACATACTATTAATGTATATTAACGCTGTAAGGATTCCTAAAATAAACCATATAAGTCTATGTAGTAGTTTATCTACGATATCGATTATAGCCATAATGTACCTCATAAACTTAATTTAGCCTTTTTCATTACTTCATCTGGAACCCATTTACCTAGAAGGTAAGACCATTTCATCTCTAAAGCATTATATATTCTGTGATAACCATCTATGCAACATGGACGTTCTTGCCACATGACAACTAATATAGGTCTTAACATATTAGGAGATCTTCTCTCCATATCTGGATCCCAAACAGCTTCTTTAATTAACCATTTTAAATCATCTAATTTAAATAGAATTGGTTGAAGGTTTTCAGTTTCTTTCCACACAATATCTAAATCGTATTCGATACCATCATGTGTGAAAGTATTAGTTCTCATAATCCTAACAGCCATTCTTCTGGAATGTTCCCTATGGCGTATTTAAATCCATTCTTCATAGCCCATTTAATCTGTTTCTCTTTATATTCATAAAAGACTATTCTTAGATCCATATTAGGATGTTGTTTCTTAACTGCTATTAACTTGCATTTATCCTCTGGTCTTAGATAGCCTTTGTATTCAATGTATATTTTTCCCAGAGGGGTATATAGTTTAAAATCTATAAGATAGTGTCGAGCTAAGACGTAAGGAATCTTTTCAGTTTCGTATTCAAATGTAATCTTAGCTCGACGTAACTGATTGACTATATTCTCTTCAGATTTATTCCTCGTCTTCATCGTTTAAATATTTACAATCTCTAATAGGTTTCTCACATTCACACCAACCATTTAATAATTTACAGTCAGAAGGTTGGCTGTTAACGTTGAATAAGAAATCAGTGTATGATTTGTCCAGTTCTGTTAATCTCGATGACATCAGGTTTCCTTTCTACGTGACTAAGGTATCTTGGTCCATCTGAGTAGAGGAAAGTTCGTAGTCTTGGGAAGCAACAGTGTTTGTACTGACTGTAGCTAGCTTTAACATCGAGTTTATAATTGCCTGACTTTCCCTCAGGTAATACTCTACATGTACAAGCTGGCGCTCTGCTAAGTCCAACTGTTTCTTTGCACGATCTAATCCTTTGATGGATATGCTCTTTTCTAAATGAATGTTCATATAGTACCATATGTCCTAGTTGTTTGTCAATAGCTAATATGTATGCAGTGTCTTTTACCAGTACCAGATCGTCGTTAATACTAGCGCCCATATAAGCGTCAAGTTGAGATAGATAGCCCCAATCGTCAATCGTGCTTTGATCTTTCCTTTTGAATTTGTCCATCCCACGGCTAGAGGAAGATTTAACATCAACAATGTAGCCGTCGATAATGCAGTCTCTATGACCGCAGATATCATCGAGAACAAGTTCATCCTGCTCTCCCGTAACTGTATGTCCTGAAGCTTTGGCTAGAGTTATAGCTTGAGCCTCTATTATATGCCCAAAGGAGTATTTGAATTCTGCCCATGGTGGTAGAGGCTCGGCTAACTCTGGTGTATGTATCGAATGCCATAAAGCTTTAGGACAGACAGGTCCTAGTTTAGACATTCTTAAAGATGGTCTATAGATATCGTTATATTGAGATTGTAATCTTTTGGTTATGTTATTGGACAAATCCAGGGCTAGTTCATCCGTGAACCAGCCTCTGGTCGTCAATAGATGTTGTATATCGGTAACCAGAGTATCGATGTTTTTCAATTATATTTGTATTCCTTTTATGTAGTGAAATAAGAGTAGGTATAATGCTAATTGACCTAAACCTGCTATTGGTGCAAATGCAGACATGACTACAAATGTCTGTGCTATTTCCAACCATTTATCCTTCTTCTTAGATGGTTCTGGTTTCTTGGCAGAATCTTTTATTTCCTTTTCAACAGTCTTCCAAAAGTCTATTGTTTCTTTCATCTGTTGAAGAGGACTTTGTTGAGGACCGAAAGGACTTCCGTATCCATACATTGTATCCTCCATTCTAAATGGATTAACGGGGGGATGTGTCCCCCCAAACTTAAGGTGGTTGTTTGATTTGTCCAGAGTGCACATCATGTAACACGATTGCATCTCCATTAGTTAAAGTCCCGGACATGAGACTCTAGAAGTCTCCCTACGGTAGACAACCGTCGAGACCTTGGCTCTTGTCGCGTAGGCCGGTATAGCTTTCCAACCTCGTAAGGGGATCGTCTTCCTGGCGATACGCTTCTCTACATCGAGAGGTCTGATGTGTTTGTTCCAGGTTTACTCCCACCGAGTAGTTTTATGATGGGCGTTCCGGCTGGTTCGTTTCCCAGTCCCCGGTTATACCAGTGTACTTAACCACTGCGTCTCTTTAGATCATTCATCTGTTCATCACAGATCGGCGATCTCTGTAGAGTCTTCGATACTGAGACATCATTCCAGATGACATTTTCACGCCTAATGGAAGCGCTAGTCAAACAGTCAAGATCAACTCTTCAGAAGAGTGTCTACTTGCTAATGATGTTACTGCTCAGTCTTTTCAGATCAACATCCTTGTTGAATACAGACCACAGGTTGTTCGGTCTTACAACATCTCTGGAGTTGCAATCCAGCGCATCCGATCACATGGTACTCGCTCTAAACCAATTCCGAGTTCGACACTTATCTGGTGTCCTCATGAGCGTACCGTTGCTTGTCTGCCACCGTGGCCATATCAAGGTTTAGATCTTACTTGTCCTAATACTAGATCGTACTTTCACTCAAGAAGGATTTGAACCTTCTATTTATACCAGTTAAGTCTGAGTTACTGTAAGGAGCTACACATCTCCTTAGGATACTAATATTAGTCCTGCTTATGCTTCTCTGTCAGTTAGACAGTGACTACGGTATCTCCACTAGTCCTTTGCCGTCTCACAGTTTGGACCCTGTGTTCTAGACTAAGCTGACTGATCACGTCTGTCACCGGAGGTCTAGATTTGGATACGGTTCAGTCCTACTTCCTTATATTTTAACCTCCATGTAAGGATACACGGGCCTACTTAGCGCTCTCCTACTGTATAGCCCTCAAAAGCTAGTACGTTACTCACGTAAACGAACCGTGCCTTCCGTACATTTGTTTACAGGAGCGCTTATCGAGAGAGAGGTCATCACTCCTCTGTTGGTCTCTTCCAAGGAAGAGCTGTGGATGTTTCTCCACTACTCTCGGATCTGTCTGCTGGCCACTCTCTGCCAGTATTATCTGAAGCTCGTTCGATTGGAGATCTTCTTGAGATCGGAGGACTTGCTTTCTCGACAATCTCAACAACCTCACAGATTGCACATTTCGAAGTAGTTGTATCGTTTAATTGTTTGGTAGCATATTCAATTGCCTCAGACAGTGTTGCTTTGCAACCAGGAGGTAAACCATTTTTTGATACATGTTTGATAACAACCACAGCATAGAATTTCTCGTTCATAGATCACCTTTGGGTATGACGTATTTATTACGTCTGTTAGTTCGTTTGATCGTAAGATCTAAGAAATGATATTTAGTCTTCCATCTATTTTCATAGATACCTGGATGTTTAATCTCACATGCTGTGGAAACCATCTAATCTATCCTTTCTCCGTTGAGCATAGAACTCTTGTAAATTAGCATATTCAAGTCTACGTTGAATATTTAATTTAGTTTGACGTTCAAATACTCTTTGAAGCTGAGTCCTTGGTAAAGGACCATCAGATTTCTTTATCTTATGTTTAATGGGAGGTCTTTTCATATTATCCTCCTTAGTAGGAATAGGGAACTCCCACGGAGATAAGAGTTCCCTTTCCTTCGTTATTTAGGCAGCTAACTCAACCGAAGTGTTCTCAGTTGTGGTAGCCGGAATGTTATCATTCGCAACAACCAAGTCGGTAACCAACATGTCTGTCGGAAACGGAAAGGAGACTACCTTAGTCGCCTCTAGAACGAAGACATCGCTACGATGCTTAGAAGAATGCTTCTTAGCAGATTCTACGACTGCATCTAATGTCTTCCAACCATTCAGGTCATCGGTGACCTTTTCACCACCACGGATATAACCATAGCTAGGATCGTAAGCTAACCAGAACTTATTCATCTTTAACTCCTAGAATAAAGGGTTATCAGCAGGCACCTTATTGAAGCCTCTGATTTCCTTAGGGTCTCTCATATTATCCGATATCTTCGGATCGTAAGGGACTAATTTATCCACTCTAACAGAAACTAGTCTAGCTGCTGTTCCTCCCATCTTATTACCAGGAGGATTGTAACTATATGTCTCTAATTTAATAGTAACTTCAGAACCGTTACCTACGCCAGTACTTATCGGTAGATTGTTTTCGTCAAGTATCATAGGTGCAGCATATAATCTACGTACACCTTTTACCATCTTCTCTGAAGGACAAGAGAAAGACATACTATCTCCATCTTCATCTCGTCTTAGTCTATTCTTAATACCTTCATATTGTTTTCCGTTTACAGTCTTAATCTCTTTCAATTTCTTAATCTTATTTAAAGACTCTTCATTAGGATAAAGTACCATAGCATACTTACCGTACATGTCTGGTACAGATACCCTAACCCATTTAGCTTTACCCTGTAGGTAAACGTTATCCGTAGCCATTAGATAAGTTCTACTCTGACTACGGATGCATCTAAAGCCTCTGGATTATTTTCATCAAATTGTTCTAAAGCAAATATCCTTGCTTCTGCTTCTGTCTTAGCATCTACATCTACTTCAGCAAACATAGGTACTTCATATTCAATATGTACTCTGTACTTCATTATTTATTCTCCTGAATAAAGTTCCAAATATCTAATGCTTCTTTTTTAGCATCGTCTAAAGAAATCTTATCTACTCTTTGAGTTATGTAATCTATTAGATAGAATTCTTTCTTAAGTAAACGTCTACCCCAAAAGTCGTAATGATACATTAATGTGTTACCTTCCAATTTGTTCCTATTGTTTCTTTACCATCATTCATATAACTACCTGCTAGAGGACACTTAAGTCCGAACATTTCACCTACCTCTCTCAGCGAATCTGATGCTGTTTCAGCCATCCAACGAGCTTCTTCTAGATCATTGGATGGCATTTCTATTTGCCATTCATCATGGACTAAATTAACTAGGATCGGTTTATCAGACCGGATAAATAATTCAGCAGAAGGATAATAGCCACCGCGAATATTACTTTCGATACTCCTTGCCACATCATTAGGGAGTGGTATGTGTCCATATCTCTTCTCCATCTTCTCTAACCACAGAATTGTGGCATGTTTCATTACTACAGATTCACCGTTCTGAAGATAGCCAGACATTGCAAGATGCTTGCGTTCACTAAACGTATCTCCAGGTATCTTAACTCGTCTTCCATCAAGCCCAAAGAAGTAGCCTCTTTTAGCATCCTTGGGGATAATATATCTTTTAAGGTAAGCGAAGCCTTGGTAGCGCTGCAACAATCTTTCAAGAGCTTCTTCCGTTTCTCTCGCGGAACTCCCAAGGACTTCAGACAGTTTTCCAATGCCTGCTCCGAGCAACAAGGCGTAGATGAACCGCTTAGCGGCGGCACGAGATTTACAAACAGGACCGAGTATTCGTTGATTGAGCGAATGAGGGTCCGTTTTTGTTTCTTTACTACCTTTGACGAGAGCATCTGTGAACTCCACATCATCTATGTAATGAGCAAATATTCTGAGTTGAATGCCTTCCGCGTCAACGCCAACGAGAAGCTTACCTTTAGGGACTCCGAAACACGAACGCATCTCCCCACCAAGTAACTTGATCTTACCTTGAGTATCAAGTTCATTGGGAATATTGGCCATATTGGGTCGTTGATGGGCCATCCGATGCGTCCATGCACCGATAGCAATAAATTTACCGTGGATCCTATTGGTCTGTGGATTATATAAGTCAGACCATTCGGTGAGAGTTCTACGTCTAGCTTCGAAGAGTATCCTTCTGGCAAGAGTACGAGCTGACTTCGGGGCGGTCTCGGGAAGGGTAGATATATTAGTCTCATTTATCTTCCACCCATATTTATCAAAATCTGCTTTCATTATTCCTTGTCTGTTGGCTTCGATGTGTGTCTTGGTCTTGTCGCTTGGTCGCCAGCCAGCCTTAGAAAGAACATCCACAATTTGTCTATGTGAGGATGGATTAAACTCTTGGTAGATACATCTACAAAAAGATCCCCCATTGTATTCCGAAAGATCGTTACTCTGTACCCAGCGGAAGTCTTTTCTATGAAGAGTCCCATGTTTGGTTAACTCTGGATTAATCTCTCTAATTAAAGTGAGATGCGGAGGAAAGGATTTAAGTATATCTTCATCTAAATTCTTTAATTCTAATGTTACTTTCTCAAGTAGTTTATTACACTTCTTAATATCAAAATAGAACCCATTACCGTGAAGAGAATTAACAATGATTTGGAACTTGTGTTCACAAGTAATAGCATTCCTATACTTAGGATTATCGATGTCACTAAGATAGCTAAGGTAAATACACTCACAGATATCGACGTCTCTAATACAATACGTAACCATTTCTTCAGTAAGTCTAGACCAATCATTGAATTCTCCTTTAAGTAAGTTAAATTCAATACCATAGTCTTCTATTCCATGTCCTTTGCGCGAATAGTTACATAACTTAGAAATAATAAGGGTATCAATAATATTGATAACATCAATGCAATCATAAAACTGAATAAGATTACACAAGACAGGGTAATCATAACCAAGAATGTTGTGACCGACCAATCTTTTACATTTTTTAACCAAGGCTTTAAACTTCTCCACTTCTGTTTGATCTTCGTGGAGATTTCTAAATACATAATATTCTCCCGTAGCTATGTCTTTTAGAACGACACACCATATCTTGGTTGGATTATCTAATTTATCACATTCAGTATCAATTATTAATTGCATATTGAGATTTTAATTTATTATAATAGTTACTCTCCTTGTCTATTGCAGACTTAAACTTATTAGAATCTCTATTCTTCATCCACTTAACATCACTAAGTAATTGTCTCATAGTATACCAATCATTTAAATTAATAGGTCCGATAATGTTACTCATCCTTCTCCTCTACTGGTATTTGGATAATCTCATGTAATATAAATCTCTTACAAAAATCTTTAGGGTCTACCCAACGTATTATCTGTCCTTCATTGACAGCTAGTTTAATTGATTTCTTAGTCTTAACTATAACATGATACTCTAATAAGTCAAGACCTAACTTAGGAGAAGAAGCTAAGAATATAGTAAATCTCTTCATAGGAGATAGCCAATCTTCTACTTTAGGTTCTCCATTATCAGGGGGTTCTTTACCTCCTGTGACTACTCTTAAAGATTTACGTCTCTTACGTACTTCCTCTTCCTTATCGAGTCTTTCATCTTCAGTATCAGTTATTGACAATGCTTGTCTCCTTTTAGAATGCCTCTAGGACTGCGTAGGAAGCTCACTGGTGAGTTATTTTACATAGGGTGCTACCCTAGTAGCCAAGAGAAAAAGTCTTCTGTGCGACCTTCCTACGTGCTTGTTATAAATAGTGAAACAATTCAGGGGATGGTATTATGCGATACATGTAAGCACATGTTCCTGAAGGTAGACAGACAGATTTAACTGCAACTCCCGTTGCAACAATCATAGCACCTGCAATGAAACCTAAGATAAAGGTCATTGTATATAGGAGAAATTTCTTCATCACAGTTTCCAATCTATAGGATCTAACTTATCTTTAGCTAAATAGGCATTAACTCTACTAAAGACTCTACTTCCAGAGAATGGATGTTCTCCAGAACAGAAACCTCTAGGACTCGGATGACTTACTTCTATCAAGTCTGAGTAATCCTCGTTCACATACTCTGTCAATTCTCTTGCTATACCTCCGCATAGTACGAAGCAGATGCCTTTTTTGTTCAGGCGAGAAATTACCTCTATCGTAAGAGACCGCCATTCCTGCCAGTGAAGATGTGAGAGTGATAAGAATTGTAGACACGTCGGTATCGCGTTCCACAATAAGACTCCCTGTTCAGCCCATGGCTCTAGACAACCAGACTTAGGAAAGATAGACCTCTTTCCTTTTTTATCAAAATATTCATAGTGAAGATCGTTATGTAACTCTTTGAAAATATTAACTAATGTAGGGGGGAATGGATATTCCTTCCTATTTATACAATCCTTAGGAGTACTAAAGGCTAATCCTGTGGCATATTGAGGATTAGGATATGGATCTTGTCCTATGATTGCTACTTTGACTTGCTCAAACGGAGTAAGATCCAGGCTTGCAAACAGATTAGAACGTCTTGGGCAATAGAATGTACGTTCCACATCAAATCTATCCAATCTGGTTTGAACATCTTCCCACTCCTTTGATCTCCAAAAGTCTAGATCTTCCCAACTATCTATGTCATTCACCTGTTCCCCCTAGTTCTGAAAGAGTATATGTTTCGGGATCAAAGACAAGTATGCCCGCAGATCCCGTCTTAGAACAGTATCTATTTTTAGATATGCTAACGAAGGTTTCTCTGCTTCCTTGTATAACATCTCTAGAAAGGTCAATTCTAATATCGGCAACTTTACCGATGGCTCGGCTACTTCTTGTTTGTCCAAAATCATTGACATGACTCACTACTATTAATCCAAAATCTAATTCCTTGACCATCATTTCTAATCTTGTTGAGATTTGGTCGAGAGCTTGTCTTTCATTTTCTCCCGCCAAGAGAGGAATGGCCATGCAAATGTTACCGAAAAGAATAAAACGACAGCCACAGGCAGAAACGAGAAACCTAATAGTGTCGCAGAGTGTCTCTGCAGAGTCGCCCCCAAAGCTAGAATGAAGGTACAACCGCTCATCCATGCGAATAACCTTGGAGACAGCAGAAAAGATTTCATCTTCTTCGAGACCGCTGTTGGGAAGGTGCGCGGGTCTTTGGAGCTCAAGTCCAGCAATAGCCTGGAGGTGCCTTCTAGGGCTCTCTTCATGGAGAATACATCCTATGTTATCATCTGTTACCTTTAACAAATGATGTTCGAGGTTGTACATTAATTCAGTCTTACCTACTCCTTCAGGAGCAGTAATTAGAACGATCTCCCCTGTTCGTATTCCATACGTCTTTTCGGTTAAGGTAGGAAACGGATAGGGGATACCGTATTGTACTTTACCTTTCAGAATAGTCTTGAAGTCGTCGAAGGAAGAGACGATGGTCTCGGGCAAATATTTGCGGGAATTAAACCATGTGTTCCTGAGTACTTCACCTTCACCATTCTGAAGGTATTCATTGGCATCTTTCCTTGATGTTAGTTTTACATCAAAGACTTTGCCATAGTCGAAAAGCTTAGAAACTGCTGCTGTAGCTTCTCGCCCCACTGCATCGCTGTCGAAACAGAGGTAGATTCGATCGAAGCTACTAAGCCAGGATCTACATGCTGTGCAGTCACGTACGCTGCTAGAAGCAGACTGGACAGAAACCACAGGTTGATGTAGTACTTGGTAAAGGGAACACGCATCTTGTTCTCCTTCGGTAATGGTCACATATTTATGTTGACCAGCGTTGAACTTATCTGATCCGAATAGACCTGCTTTGCTAATCTCTCCTATGCTGGAGAAATCTTTGTTGCTAAGCTGTCTAACTTTGTAGCTACCGTTCGGATAGCGATAGCCAATCGAGACCGGCTTACCGTCGGAATCGATCTTAGTTTTGACGTCATAGAAGCGGAAAGTTTCCGCACTGACGCCACGCCATGGACAATACTCATAGGTAAACTCCTTGGTTGAAGGAGAGGTTAATGGCGGAAAATAATGATTACATGAAAAACAAAACCCATGTCCATCATCAAAGGTAGACTTAGCATCAGAACTACCACAGACTTCACATGGAATATGAACTTCAACTAGATGGGAAGTAATAATATGGCTCCTTCATCATTGCTTTTGATTTATAAATCGTGACAGGTTTACATCTAAATCCAATATCAATTATATCAGACCAATAGGCAGGTATTCCAACATACATCCATACCCACAGACCCATGTCACACATCTTAATATCTGTCTTATCATTTTCCAGATAATGTATTTGTCTATTAGGTATATGTATGTGTACTTTCTTACGTTCATATATTATAGTATTTGAATAGTCTTTGTCAAGAGAAATTAAAGTATTTCCTCTGATTGCTAACAATTGTCCTTTGATCTTAGCAGGTTGAGCTAATCTACTGGTATTAAGATCAGCCCATTCTTCGAAGGTAGCTTTCTTGTCTGTTTCCAAGGGAATAGGAAATGTTTCAGTCCCTAAATCCTTAGCCCAGAACTCGAAATTGTTCACTGTGAAACAATTAGCGACTAAGATACAATTGTCTTCTATCTGTTTAAATTTCTTTTCTCCTTGTATTAAAGTATCACATACAAATAGAAGATTATACATGTTATCTTCAATTGTACTAATGTCAGGAGTACAGTACATGCCTTCAATTCGCCATTCTCTTTCTGCAAGTTTCCACCATGCAGTGGATGGCTTAGCTCCTAGCTTATGCCAATTAATCTCAGCAGGAGAACGTAAGTCTAGGTTATCTACAGTGGGGGTCTTCTTGAAGAGTTGCATGTTGTGCTCCTGCTAAAATAAGTCGGAGAGTGTATTCAACATTTCTGAAGATACACTCTCCTATAGGTAGGGCCAGGGTCGAAAGAATACGTCCTACCTAATACCGAACTTCTTATTTCCTCCTGTAGCAGGAACAGAAGTAGTACCGTGACCTGCACTTGCAGGTTTATTGAGTAATTCTTCAGCAGCTTTAAGATCTGCAGTAGCCTTGTTGTAAGCTGCCAATAATCGAATATGATGATTAACTAAGTTTTGCCAACCGACAGCAGCAATCTTAGGATACGTATCTGCAAGATCACACTTCTTTGCAAATGACATCCTCAGACCATTAGCTAATTCTTCAGCAATACCCATCTGTTGAGACAGACTAGGCCAGTTTTTCTCGAAGTCAGCTACTTGCTGAGTATCCATGATCTCTAGATTGTTGACATCGATGGTTTTCATGAAGTTATCCAAGAAGTCTGTACGTTGTTCTGCGTCTATGGTCGGGATGATTGCCGGAGAATCTTTGAGTAAGGTCTCTCCTTCTGTCTTGGTTTCAGTAGCTCTAGGGATAAGAGATGAAGGTCCGACAGGTTTCTTATCTTGAAACATCCTCGCAGCATCTTCGAAAGTCTTAGCTGTCTGTTTACCTGCAATCTTCTTAGCTCTGACCTTAGGTCTATCTCTGAAGTTAGCAGGGACTGCAGCTATTCTACCTTCTCTGACTAATTTCTCATAGAAGTTTTTGATAGAGTTCTTACCTTGAATATTGATTCCAGGTTCAACTAACTCAAACTCCTCGTTTTCTACCTTTTCTTCTGGTTTAGGAGGTACGATTGAAGAGTTGTTACCCAACATATCTGCTAATTTATTCTTAGCATTAGCTGGGGTAAGGTGACTTCTGTCTTCTCCTTCTTTGTAATCAAAGGTATTAGAACAATAACCCCATTGAAAATCATCACCTAATTCATTATCTTTAGCAAAGGAAATAGCATTACCTGTAGAAAGAAATAAGCCAATAGCACCACGATGTCCAATAAGACCAGAGACAATCTCTTCATGCGTGGAAGGATCTTTAATATTCTCCCACATCTTAGTCATGTCTCCTTCGAAGAGTTTATACTCTTTCTTGAATCTGAGCATGAGTTTCTGTGCTGCTCGATATTCTGGAGTATGAGCAGAACTGTCGTTAGAAGAAGGAAATTCTCCTTCTAATACTCCTACAATAAGTGGATTATTTTCAGTATCCGATAACAACACAATGGGCTGTTTATCTTCCTCTGGAATAGTATTGGTAATATTAGATAAGTAGAAGATAGCCTTCTGATCCTTCAGTTTGTCCTGGAGACTCATCCACTTATCTGTAGTAAGATGATCAGCACTGACCAGTTGAAGTTCAGTTCCAGTATGGATGATGGCCCCAGCACCACCTTTGTTTTTCTCTACTTGGATCTTCATCATAGCCTCTGGTATGATCCATGTAGCTTCTTTAACAAGTAACGTACCTCTGTGTAGATCCGTATCCATGGTATTCTCCGTGATAAGATTTGACCTGTCGAGAGTGTCGTCTTCAAGTCTAAGAGTTGAATAGTTCCTGTAGAGACTTTCTCTTTGGTTCTTCAGGAACAGATATCTCATCCCAGGGTGGTTTATCTTTTGTACGTGGTACAAGGTCATCGATAGACCACACCTTAGCATACTTCTCATATAGATAGTATCGTTCGTCGTTGGTTATCTTCCCTTCTAGGTAAGTCTTATCTACCTGTTCGAGGAATAGATCAGCTACGATAGTCTCTAATTCTTTATCTCTTTCCGGAGTCATATTGTATTTCCTCTTAAGTCTCTTCCTGTAAAAGTAAGGAATGAATTGATAATAAGAAACAATGTTTCTAATCATATAGTATATAAGTACAGCTAACATGCCGAAGGCTACTATTAGTCCATACTCTTCACGCATGTTAGTTCTCCGTATATAGGTGGACCGCTGGGTGTTTACCTTTCTATTGCCACGTATCTGATACAAGCCAACACCAAATAGCTCGTATAAGCTAGCAAGAGGGTACAGCGGTCCGCTTATAGTCGGTGTGGTGCTCTCAGCCAGACTTGAACTGGCACGGTCATACGACCATCGGATTTTAAGTCCGATGCGTCTACCTATTTCGCCATGAGAGCTAGATAAGAAACCAGGTTGCACGAGAAGCTTGGCAACTCTCATACGATCAGTCCGTATGGCAACCTGGAATAAGAACTCCGGTGGGAGTCACAGACGCCGCTATTGCTCGTACCTGTTTCTCAACCACCGGAGTCTGCTCCGTAATGTGGGTTCTACGGAGACTAACATAGTGCACGGTATCTGAGGATCATGCACTACGTTTCAGAACTGAATTGAATATATCTCTTAAATGTTCACGTCGTATAGGATTTAATTCTGTTCTAATCCAAACTCTAGATTGTTGAAATATCTCTTCACGACAAGACTCACATAACCATTTGAAGGTATATGCACAGTTGTCGTGTTTGACGGTTCTACGCCCGCACTTACAAATGCCAATAGCCATTAGGAATTCTCCGTAGTTTCACCCTCCAGCCAGTGTATAGTATTAGTATTGTACCTTAACATAGCCATATCTCTACTCGGATAGACTAGACTAACTCTTTTCATCAGACCATAACTAGATTTATAGGTCTGCTCAAAAAAGAATCTAAGACCCGAGAACTTCATAATCAGTTTATTGTATCTACCCTCTACTAAAACGACTGAATACCATTCATCAATACCTTGAGCAAAATCAGACTTCCATGTCGTCTCATTCTCTCTAATGTTGAGAGAAATAGGGTCGAATGGGACATCGTTAGCTATCTTCCTCCATATAGGATTGAACCTAGTCGAATGCTTCTTAAGATAAGACCTCCTACTTGCTTGTTTTACTGGTCTCCTTCTTTTGGACATTGGAGTTCCTCACAGGGTTTTGTTTAAGCCATTCTTTTTCAGGAGAAGTTGTTCCTAAGATTAAACCTTTAGTTCCCTCCGGAGGAACCAACGTCCACCATTCCTTACAGATAGCACATGTGCAGCTATAAGGATGGTTACTTGCTTTGTGAAATCTTTCTAACTTCTTCTTGTTCATAGAGTGAGAACCTCTCTGGATGAACATATTCAACAGTACTTCCACCAGGGTCCATACATTGGAATCCTGATGGTGAGGAACATCTAGGACAAGCAACAATAAGCATGTCTCTCCATTTCAGTCTGCTCTTCTCACCCATGTTACTCTCTCCGTATTATTAGAAAATGTGGACCATACCTATTGGTATAGTAGTCACGAAACCAACGAGCATTGGCTAAGTTCATCCAACAAATACACATCGTTTGTTCGCTACGAATGTCTTCGACATTGTAGTTTCCGAATGCATACTTTGGCCTAGGTCTTTCTACCCAACGTTCTAATCTGTCCACTGGTTTTCTCCTCAGTTGAATTCCCAGTGTCATAATTATAACATAGTAGATAGTTAAGTCAAGGACTCAAGTCTCTTATCTTAGCTTTTAATACAATATTCTCATGTTCTAGTCTTTTAACTTCTTCAGTTAATTGTTTTAACAATCTTCCTACTTCTATGAAATCTATACGTTGAGCGATACTCATTATACGATGAGAGATAAGCTCAGCTTTCTGAACTAATGTGTTCATGTAAAGTCTCCTTTTACTGAATCAATCATACCACGATTTTCTGCAATTTTTCTAGGACTGCCTCCTTCAATACCTATTATTTCTAATAATTCTATTGCTTGATCTGGTGTTATTTCTTCACCTTTAAACATGAATAATATCTCTAAAAATTGTTCTTCAGAGAAGGTTATGTTCATACATAGTCTCCATCGACTAACCAACCACCTTCAGGCCAGAACTTCCTAGTTCTTTCCATTATGTCAGCAGATATCCTACGATATCGCTCTGGTTCTATCTCATCCGGAGAACACATGTTCTCTATGACACATATCTGTTCTCCTTCATCCCAGAAGACTCTAGTAATGGTATAGTTACCTTTACCAGATATGTTTACGTAGTGTCCTCTTTGAGGAGTAGACCTAGGCATTGAAGTCGCTCCAATTCCTCTTCTAGAGATAGAACTTCACTTTTCAGTGCGTTGATTTTATGTATGAGAACGCGTTCACGCAGTCTTAGATATTCTCTAAGAACTGTATCGCTTACTCGTTTCTGTGATCTGGATCTAGCCATTTATATTGGTTACTCCCATATGATTTAGGATATTCCTCTTCAATCTTTTGGCTCGTCTGACTGACCCAAACCATCAAACCTATAGTTAGTGTTGGCAATATTATTGCCGCTACTAATAGCGTTATTGTTATCCATCCCATAATCTTGACTCCATAAGTGAATGGTCTTAGCCATATCACCTTCTTTGAATTGAAGATGTCCCTGAGCGAACTTATTCATAAGTTCCTCAAGTTCCATCATTTCGCCATAGGTCAATGATCTGCATATATCGGCTATTGTCTCCAATGGATCTGTTTCCATTGAGATGGGAAAATTCTTCTTAGCATATACTTTAGCCTTTTCAGCAGCCTCCTCACGCTCATAGCCATGACAGGTATCGCACTGTACTCTATCCTTCGGATCTTCATTAAGGGAACAGTGTCTACTATTCTTAGTCTGCATACAATAGTATGGAGCTTGACTACTCATAGTTCCATCCTCCAATGGGTTCCACACGATATGCACGCCACGGTGTCTTAACAACATGGAATGCTTTAGAATTAGGGATTAAGTAGTCTTCCAGTTCTATTTGGAAACTATTGATAACTGAACATAGTCGTTCAGCTTCTTCCTTCCCCATATGTCTATGGACTTCTGCCCAATGACATAACATGCCATGAGCAAATAGAAGGTCAACTACGGGCATATTAAATGTCATGGTTCTATGTTCCTCTGTTGAATCTCAATCATTTTATGGATCAGATAATCTTTCAACATCTGATCATGTGACAGTCCTTGCATTAGAAGAAAGTCATTGATTGCTTTCAGCGTAGCTGGTCTTAATACAGGTTTGGCTAAGATCGTAAGAGCAGCATTGGAGGACTGCTTATAGGATGGCTCTTCATGCCCGTAGGAAGCTCGCTGGTAAGTTATTTTAGTATGCCCGCTACTAGGGTGCCAGCATAATTTACCTTCATGGGTGGGCATCCTACGTGTATATTTATCTGTTGCTGAATGCGGTGTCTCCCAACATACAGTACGAGCGTTGGCACATGAATATGTAATAGAAAATATAAGAGCTACAGCTAGAGTAAGAAATATCCAGTAAGATACCTCAGATAGATTATCTTTCCAAGACATGTTCATCTCCGTGATGTTGTACAGGTGGAGAGTACGCACAGAGGCAGCATTCCAGAGTAGCTCTGATCTCTCCTTATGGCGGCCCGTACAGCCAATAACCTACGACTCTACTGACTGGGGTCTCTGGGGAAATTGTCAGTAGAATGTAGGTTATTCTATATAACCTGTTAGGCTATTCTAATTGTACATCTCTACCTCAAACCATTCAGGTTTGATCCATTTTAATGGAGGAGCTTTGAGCTTATGTTGTTTTAGATGATGTTCTTCTCTATTACTAAATGCTGATCTACCTCCTGGTTGTTTACTACCTTGAGGTAGGATTGCACATTCATAGATACATTCAGGATATGTATCTTCTCTACCAGTTAAATCAGTATTGGTTACAGTTACAAAACCTTTAATAAAACAACCTAAGGTGAACAGACGCTTACACTGTTGCTTAGCAGCTTTAGTAGTCTTAGCTCTAAGCTTATGTCCTCCTTCCTTAAGGAATCCTTCCCATGCTCTAGCTAAGTGATACTCTTGCATATCCTTAGCTCTTGCTCGTCTCTGTTTAAGCCTTTCGTTCATGCTTACCTCCCAACAGACCGATATAACGATACCAAGAACGAGATATTTCTCCAGATTTGATACCTTTCTTAATTTTAGTGAGGGTGACGTTAATTATTCTACGTTCATCGCCAGGGCTATAAGTCCTATAGATCTTAGGTTTCTTTATTCTCATGTTCATCTCCCAGGAGGAGGATACTGAGGAGGATACCTAGGTGCATCTGGTTCACAGTACCAATACCAACCAGAGGCAGTTCTAGTCCAGTAACACCTAGCATCTGCTATGCTGGGCATTAACATAGTAAGAATTATCAACCATATAAGTTTCATCTTTTTCTCCGTGATTAGCCCCGTACTGTGCACCATATAGATGCACAGTGTCGAGAACAACCTAAGAGATTGGTCTGATTAAACCTATATTATCTCTCTTACGTTTGAACTGATCATAACTCAGAGCAGTAGGTTTCTGAGTTATGTAATGTCTAGTTATCTCTGTATATTGATCAAAGTAGAAGTCCGTATCGTAATCACCATTCGATAACTTAGGCCATTGTTTAAGATTGTGTTCCTCTAAGAATGTCTTCTGATACTCTGGTTTAATACAACCAGGTATTACTCCACGTGATCTAGTTACTACACGTGACGTAGGATGAAGAATGATGAAGTTAAATCTTCTAGGTCTACGACCTACCTCAGATACGTATGCTAACATGTTCTAGTCTCCCACATTCCTGGTCAGCAATTGCTTTCCCAGTATCCCCAGTATAAAGGAAGGAATAATTAAGTCAAGGTCTAGACAAGACTATCTTAACTTTTATTACATAATATGTAAAATAAAGCTTGACAAGGCTTATTCTCTTATATATATTAAGAAGACCAGTCCGATAGATAATAGATATATAGATAGCGCGTATAATACGGCGCGTATTAATAGGAGATTATATGAAGAGACCAGAGTTATTACCTACTACATTTAAAGGTAGTTTATATAAACTAACAGAAGAGTGTGGAGAGGTCTTACAAGCAATAGGTAAGCTACAAAGACATGGTATAGTTACTAAAGATCCTAAATATGATAAGATCTATGATAATGGTTTAGATTTAATGAATGAATTAAATGATCTTAAACACTCGATTGCTGAGACAGAGAGACTATACCAGACAGCGGATAGAACAATTGTTAATGGACAGCCTACTGAGTAGAGTCTGACCATGACGTGCGAACCAATGCGACCTATCACGATAGTGACCTGCGAAGCAGGACTACGATAGTCCTATTATAGGACTCTCAACCTATGGTTGTCACAACCTCTGTTCATGGTTTGAACTCTTGTTCATGTTTTGTACGTTACAGCGGTAACGCTCAAACAGAGAACAGATGAATGAGTAGGATATAAGTCTTATGTGCGACAGAACAGCACAGTCTGCTAAATCATTGGTAGATAAGGACTATTTGCACTTGACACAGTAATTGATGGGTCTATGATGAGGACAATAAGAAAAGGCTATGACTAGATCATAGAGTTGTTTGTCATCGTTAATCGGATCGAAGGCATTGCCGCCACCTTGCCCGTTCAGGCAAAGGAGAAAGCAATGAAAGAATACAATGAGGCTATAGGTACTCATAACGTAGTATTGCGTATTGAGTATCTATTTGTGCGTTGTTACCCCAAACATAAACTAAACCTTACCTATGTCGCGCAGTTATGGGATGAAGCTAGATCGCATGGTGCAAGATACCTCACTCAAGAGTTAGAGAATTACATCATGCAAGTAGTTAATCCGCATAGGAAAGGATAAGGCAATGACAGTCATATTTACTACAATCAAAGAGATAGAGGACAGTGTTCTTAGCTGTCGCCCTACTGGGAAATCTCTGTCATATGTAGAGGGTAAGTTACCTCCTCACTATCCCGTTCCTGTTATTCGTTATGTCGCAGTGCATCACGTAGATAGCATTGCTTTATTTCGTTTAACAGGTGAAGGAGCGATCTTCGAATACATGTTCTAACAACATACGACGGGCAAGATGAAGGCAATGCTTACGATCCAAAACAGACGGAGTTACTACTATGTTTACAGTAGAACAGGTTAAGACTGAGTTTCAGGCTAATCGGGGACGTCTACTCAATCTGTCGGATGTTGAGATATCCGAACAGCTTGATTTGATGGAACCAGGGTCTGACTTAGATGATGTCTTTGCCGCTCTTATGGATATGGAACCATCAAGCGGCGACACGACAGACGTGATAGGTAGCATACACATTGCTTCTCTTGCCTCTACACTGGCAAGAGAACTCGACGCAGATGTGGAGTTTGATAAGCATACTCGTGCTGCTCTCGAAGCATACGAGGTTATCAAGCGTGCTCCAGTCGTCATGTTGTGGGATTTCAAGCGTGTCTTTGGTGATGAGAAGGTATCCCAGTTCCCGATACCGGGATCATTCATCAAAGACGGAGTATTGCTCGATGCTGATGAAAGACCCATCAGTCAAGGCAATGTTCAACGTAAGCCTGATAAGTATAAGGTTAGTGTTAAGGTGAACGACGCTGAAACTAAAGACCAGCCTCGGTCATTCTATAAAGAACTAGCCTTGGATACTAAGCAGGGTCGGCAGATAGTAGAGATACTAGATCAGCTTACCTTAGCTAACGATAAGACTACTCGCACTAATGCGAAAGAACCTTATCGTTCTATGTCTGCTACTAAGAGACTGAGCGAGACCAACAAATGGAAGGTTCGTAAGTCTCGGTTACCTAATCTAGCTAAGCAAGCAATGCAATGTTATTTCCAATATGAGACCATATCTAATATGGATAAGGTTCTCGTTGGTTATAACTCGACTACTCATATGGTCGATAACGTAGAACACGTCGATCTAGATGAGGTTAATACCCCGTATTGGATACAGGATAAGAACAACCCTGCTAACGTGGATACTTATACGGTATCAGAGTTCTTAAGACTTGATCCATTACAGGCTAATCTCAATGGTGGTACATACGATGCACTGATAGCCACCATTGCTCGTGCTCCTAAGAAACCAACGACTACTCTGCCTGAGATCAAGACACCCGAGGAGCTTACTACTCACTGGGCAGTCGAGGCAGCATTCATGGATCAGCGCCACTCAGATTGGCGTAAGCGTGAGACAGCCATCATTGCTGCCTTACGTGCTGATCCTCATGCAATACGATCCTTCGGTAATGTCCAGATGGCTACTGATGGCGTTTGGAAAGTAATACAGCCTCTCTATGATGCACTTATTCAAGAGGACATCCGAGCAGAGGCTAACGAGCGTAAGGAGAAGGCTAAGAAGCTAGCAGAGAAGCACAACGAACAAGTCAAGGCTAACCAACAGCCTAAGACTAACCTAGCCAATCTAATGAAGTAAATATAAATTGAGGTAGCTAGACGATCCCATTAACTAGCCTAAACTAATAACCCCTAGGTTTAACCGCCTAGGGGTTTTTTATTGTCTAGCGTAATATCTAATCATATACTACGCGTATTACATAATATTACTTAATCTATGACATTAAGATATTAATAGTATACATTATAATTCATAGTATTCTTATACATTATAGTTATTATTAATAGATACTAATG